CCTCAAAAATTCTCCGGGGGATATTTTCTAGAAAGCATTCCGATTCCAGGGCTCTTTTAAGGACCTATTGGACACCCCTCCTATTGATATTTCATCGGCGTACTCGGTTCGCCACGCTTTGTACTTTCAAATCCTTTCAGCAAAGCGATATATCGTCTTATAGGTCCTTAAAAGAGCCCTGGAAAATGGAATGAAAATACCAGCAGTCTTTGTGAAAGGAGGCGGTTACTGCGAAAAAGACACAGATAAAATCCACGAACGCACGCACAAAGAAATCTCGCACGGCTTTGACTCCAGAGGCTCGGGAAAATCAACTGATGTCCCTTGCAACAGATTTAGTTGAGCAGCGACTCCGTGATGGCACCGCCTCCTCGCAAGAGGTGAGCACTATTATCCGGTTGTGCTCGACAAAAGCTCGGCTGGAAAATGAGATACTTGAATTAAACAAGAAACTCATAGCCGCTAAAACGGAAGCTGTTGAATCGAGCAAGGATTTGAAGCAGATGTATCAGGATGCGGTTAAAGCTATGAAGCGGTATAGCGGTCAAGGCGATGGCTATGATGAAACTTAGAAGCTACGAGGAATTATCAAGGCTTACATCCTTTGAAGAACGGTTTCGTTATTTGCAGCTAAACGGAAGCGTTGGGAAAGACACTTTTGGATTTGACCGATATCTGAATCAGAAGTTTTATCGTTCTCCAGAATGGAAACGCGTTCGAGATCTGGTGATTGTAAGAGATAATGGATGCGACCTTGGAGTGGCAGGGTATACGATTCCAAGTCGAATTATCATTCACCATATGAATCCAATCACGGCAAGAGACATTGATTCTATGAGTGGATGTTTACTTAATCCTGATTTTCTGATTTGTACTACTCACCAAACACATAACGCAATCCATTATGGAGATGAAAATTTATTACCGAAAGCTCCGGTTGAACGATACGCAAATGATACGTGTCCATGGAAACGTTGAAAGGAGGGGTGCATATATGCAAGGCGTGGTCGTAAACTGTTTCCATACAGCGCTCAGAGATGCTCCCAGCCTTGACGCAAAACCGGTTGCCGATCTGGCCTGCCTAACAGAGATCGAGGTGGTCTTGGTCAGATCGAATAAGAGTTTCTATTGCGTGATAACCCCATCAGGCTGTGAGGGATTTTGCTCGAAGCAATATGTAGCAGTAAGGGAGCAGAGGTGACGGTTGTGGAAAGTATTCTCACATCAATAAAGAAGCTTTTGGGTATAACAGAGGATTATGAACATTTCGATGGCGAGTTGATGATACATATTAACTCTGTATTTGCGGTCCTAAATCAGCTTGGCGTCGGTCCGAATGCCGGTTTTGTAATAACCGACAAGAGTTCTGTGTGGACGGACTTTCTTAATGATGACAAGACCTTGGAATTTGTAAAGACTTTTGTATACCTGAAAGTCAGGCTGCTGTTTGACCCACCGCAAAGCTCTGCTGTTATTGAGGCTATCAATAGACAGGCCAGTGAGTATGAGTGGAGAATATTGGTAGCGGCTGATTTAGATGGCAATAAGTATATAGAGTAATTTGTTTGGGGCTATGGAAACATAGCCTCTTTTCTTTTGTGTGGAAAGGAGGAATTTCAAAATGGGCAACCTATTGACCCATCATGGTATCAAAGGCCAAAAATGGGGCGTACGTCGTTTCCAAAACAGAGACGGTACGCTTACTTCAGTTGGAAAGAAACGGTATGGAGATAATGACACCAAGACCCTTACAGAGAAAGGCGTTATGCGCCGGTTGAAGACCGACACCTCCGGCACCGGAAGTTCAACATCAAAATCATCTTCCGGTAAGAAATCTGTCAAGGATATGTCTGATGCAGATCTTACCAGTCAAGTCAAACGGATGAATCTCGAAAAGCAGTACAAGAAACTGTCAAAAGAGGATGCCGGTCCTTCAAAGCTTGAAAGCGCAAAGCGCGCCGTTGACTCTGCTTCGGGGCTTGTAAATCAGGCAAAGAACATGAACCGTTCTGGCTCAAAAAAGATACGTCCAGACCTTAGCAAGATGTCTGATAAGGACCTGCGTGATCTGATAACTCGCGAGAATCTGGAACGACAGTACACTGATCTTTTCGGTAAAGACGCGGCAACAGTGTCACGCGGTAAGAAAATCTTCGACAACGTTCTGGAATATGGTGGTGGTGTTCTTGCTGTCGGCAGTTCGGCTCTTGGTATTGCTATGGCGATCAAGGAATTGAGGAAGTGATACCATGTCTCTTTCCAATACCGCCACCCCATATTATTACGGACAATTCCGAAAAGCGGTAATGAACGGCGAGATTCCAGTGTGCGATACGATAGTCATGGAAATGCAGCGGATAGATGAACTTATCGAGAATCCGCGGTATTACTACGATGACGAAGCGGTAAACGGGTTTATCTATTTCTGCGAGGACGAGCTGACTTTGACAGATGGCGCCGACCTGCATCTGTTGGATACATTCAAACTTTGGGCAGAGCAAATCTTTGGATGGTACGAGTTTGAAGAGCGGAACGTGTACGAGCCATATCCGGATGGTCACGGAGGCCGTTATGTCAGAAAGCTAATAAAGAAGCGGCTGGTGAATAAGCAGTATCTTATCGTTGGGCGTGGAGCGGCAAAGACTCAGTATGCTTCCTATCTACAAAATTATTTCCTTAACGTTGATACAACGACTACACACCAGATTACAACCGCTCCGACCATGAAACAAGCTGAAGAAGTGCTTTCTCCCATACGGACCTCCATCGTTCGGTCGAGGGGGCCAATGTTCAAGTTTCTCACTGCCGGATCTCTCCAGAATACCACTGGCTCAAGGGCAGATAGGGCACAGCTTGCGCCTACCAAAAAGGGTATCCAGAATTTCTTCAATGGTTCCCTCTTGGAAGTGCGCCCCATGAGTATCGATAAACTTCAGGGTCTACAGGTCAAGGTGGCAACCATAGACGAATGGCTGTCAGGCGATGTGCGGGAGAACCCTATAACCGCAATCGAGCAAGGCGCCGCAAAGGTCGACGATTACCTTATTGTAGCGATAAGCTCGGAGGGCACGGTACGCAACGGTATCGGCGATTCCATCAAAATGGATTTGATGCGGATACTTCGTGGTGAAGACGGAGCCTATGAGCCAAACACTTCTATCTGGTGGTATAAGCTGGATTCAAAGGAGGAGGTTGGCGACCCGGCTAAATGGGCAAAGGCAAACCCGAATCTTGGGCTTACTGTGAAGTATGATACCTATGAAAAAGAGGTTCGTCAGGCAGAACGCGACCCATCTACTCGAAATGATATCCTCGCAAAGCGATTCGGGATACCGACAGAGGGGTATACGTATTACTTCACATATGAAGAGACCCTTGTCCACCGCAGGAGAGAGTTCTGGAGAATGCCTTGTTCACTGGGGGCCGATCTATCTCAGGGCGATGATTTCTGTGCGTTTACATTCTTGTTTCCGTTGAAGAACGGCGAATTCGGGATAAAAACCAGAAATTACATTTCCTCGTCAACGATGGCGAAACTCCACATGGCAATGCGCGTCAAGTATGAAGACTTTATGAAAGAGGGAAGTTTGGTCGTACTTGAGGGCACAGTCCTTGATATGATGGAAGTCTATGAGGACTTAGACAATCATATAGCCAAGTGCGAGTATGACGTGTGCTGCCTTGGTTTTGACCCGTATAACGCCCGGGAGTTTGTTGAGCGCTGGGAGACTGAAAACGGCCCATATGGGATTGAGAAGGTCATACAGGGAGCAAAAACGGAATCCGTACCTCTGGGTGAGCTTAAGAAACTCGCAGAGGAACGGATGCTTTTGTTTGACGAGGATTTGATGACCTTTGCCATGGGTAACTGTATTGCCATGGAAGATACCAACGGTAACCGTAAGCTGATGAAGAAACGGTATGACCAAAAGATAGACGCCGTGGCGGCGATGATGGATGCGTATATCGCGTATAAGCTCCATAAGGACATGTTCTAAACCAGTATGTCCGCAATTTCATAAGGAGGGAGCACCTACCGGAAACGAAGGTGATGCTATAAAATGAATAACGAATCCATCGGTTCCAGGTTCAAACGAGCCTGGAATCTTTTTTTGAACCGAGATCCCACCTATGGATACGGTGATTATGGGTACAGCTCCGGCCGCAGGCCTGACCGCATCCGGCTTACCAGAGGGAATGAGCGTTCTATTATCACCTCTGTTTATAACCGTATCTCAACGGACGCTGCGGCGGTTGATATCAAACACGTTCGTTTGGACAGTAATAGGCGTTTTCTGGAAGAAATCGACTCGAATTTCAATAAATGCCTTACCACAGAGGCCAACATCGACCAGACGGGCCGTGCCTTTATGCAGGATGTTGTGATGTCTATGTTGGATGAAGGCTGCGTTGCGATTGTTCCTGTGGATACGGATACCGACCCGGATTCTACTGGGTCCTACAACATTCAGTCGATGCGGACGGGGCAGATCATTGAATGGTATCCAGAGCATATCCGCGTCCGCGTATACAACGACAGAACTGGCCAGAAACAAGATGTTACTGTTCATAAGAGTTCGGCGGCTATAATAGAAAACCCATTTTATGCTGTGATGAACGAGCCTAACTCGACTATGCAGCGGCTTATTCGAAAACTGAATATTCTGGACGTTATAGACGAGCAGAGTGGATCGGGGAAGCTGGACATAATTGTCCAACTTCCTTTTTCTGTAAGGAACGACGTCAAGCGCAAGCAAGCTGAAGCAAGGCGGAAAGATCTTGAGGAACAGCTATCCAAATCCAAATACGGCGTTGGATACATTGACACAACGGAGCATGTAACGCAGCTGAATCGCCCGGTTGAAAACAAGCTGATGTCCCAGATTGAATACCTAACGAGTATGCTTTTCAGCCAGTTAGGTATCACTCAGAGCATATTAGATGGTACAGCCGATGAGCAGACGATGCTGAATTATTATAACCGTACTATCGAGCCTATTCTGTCTGCTATTACCACTGAACTAAAGCGTAAGTTCCTGACTAAAACAGCTCGCTCTCAAAAGCAGTCGGTTGAGTTCTATCGCGACCCGTTCCGTTTGGTACCGGTCAGCAGCATGGCTGAGATCGCGGACAAGTTTACCAGGAATGAAATCATGACGTCCAACGAGATCCGGCAGATTGCTGGTATGATGCCGTCCAGCGATCCGAAAGCCGACGAATTGAGGAACTCAAATCTAAGCGCTCCAAATGGGGGATACCCATCAAATTCCGAGAAGGAGGAAAATCAAAATGAAGCCAAAGAAGTATGACTTTGGAGGCTGGGCCACCCGAAACAATCTGCGCTGCTCCGATGGTAGGACCATTGTGAGAGACGCATTCAAAGATTGCGATGGATTGACCCGGCCTCTGGTCTGGAATCATCAGCACAATAGTCCCGATAACGTTCTCGGCCATGCTGTGCTGGAGAACCGCGCGGACGGCGTGTATGCTTACTGCTCTTTCAATGACACAGAAAACGGCCAGAAAGCGAAAAAGATCGTCGAGCATGGTGATGTAGTTGCCCTGTCTATCTTCGCCAATCAGCTCAAGCAGGACGGTTCCCGTGTCATTCACGGAGCAATCAAGGAGGTCAGCCTGGTGCTGGCTGGCGCCAATCCAGGGGCGCTTATCAACTCGGTTATGGCTCACGGCGAGGAGACCGACGCCGCTGAAATTTACAATGGTCTGGATTATATCGAGTTTAGTCTGGAGCATAGTGAGGACGAACGGGAGTCTGAGGATAATTCAAGCGAGCAGACAGAGGAGCCACCTGCTGAGAATGACATTGCCCACTCGGATGATGGCGAAAAAGTCGAATCCACAAAGTCCGGTAAAGGAAAGACCCTTGAAGATGTACTTAAAACTCTTAGCAAAGAGCAATTGACGGCTGTCTATGGGGTTCTCGGCGCGGCATTCGTGGCTGAAATTGAGGACCGCGAGGATAACAGCTATACTGGTGAACCAGAAGAGGACGAGAACAAAGTAAAACATTCCGAAGGAGGAAATGATTCTATGAAGAAACATCTGTTTGACCCGGAAAACAATAACGAGGGTGTCGTGCTGGCTCATTCTGACCAGGAAATGATTCTTGAGGCGGCCAAATCCAAAAGTATCGGCAGCTTGAGAGATGCTATCGAAATGTTTGTGGAACAGAATTCTACCACTCTCAAGCATGGTATCGACGACATTGACTCCCTGTTCCCGGACTATCGCGACGTAAAGCCCGGCGCTCCTGATATGGTCACCCGCGACCAGGGGTGGATTACCGCAGTCATGAATAAGACCCATAAGACCCCTTTCAGCCGCATCCGCACCCGTCAGACTGATCTGCGCAGCAAAGACCTTCGCGGCAGTGGTTATAAGAAAGGTGAGAAGAAACAGAACGTGGTTAATATGAACGCTCTTACTCGGACTACAGACCCGCAGACTATCTATGTTAAGGATCACCTCGACCGCGACGACATTGTCGACCTTGTTGATTTCGACGCGGTTGAGTATCAGTATGGCGCTATGCGCCTGCTGCTGAACGAAGAGGTTGCCACTGCCATTACGATAAGTGACGGCCGTGAGGCTGATGATAAGCAGAAGATCCACCAGCAGCATGTTCGCTCTATCTGGCATGATGACGAGCTTTACTGTATTCATGTTGATGTTGACGTTGAAAAAGCCCGCAATGAACTTCAGGGAACCGATACCGGCGCTAATTTCGGCGATAACTTTGTGTATTCCGAAGCTGTCATCACCGCAGCGCTCCATTCCCGAGAAAACTTCAAGGGCAGCGGCACCCCAGACTTCTTCTGCACTCCACACCTGCTGAACATCATGCTGCTTGCGCGCGACCGCAATGGCCACCGTATGTATGAGTCCCGGTCTGACCTGGCCGCCGCGCTTAACGTCGGTGAAATCTATACCGCAGAACAGTTTGAAGGGCAGATTCGCACGGATGATGACGGCAATAAGCATAAGCTGCTGGGCATCTTTGTTAATCTCCTGGATTACACCATCGGTGCCGCAAAGGGCGGAGAGATTACTCGTTTCAACCAGTTTGACATCGACTTCAACCAGGAAAAGTATCTGTTGGAGGCTCGTATGTCTGGCGCTCTGAACCGCATCAATTCTGCTATTGCTCTGGAGGAACCGGTTAATCAGCCGAGCGCCCGGACTCCCGGCAACACGAACGCCACCGCAGCCTAAGGTAAAGGAGGAAATTCAAAATGGCAAAGTATTTCGGGAAAATCGGCTATGGGGTGTCCGAAACAACGAAGCCTGGGAAGTCTGTCCCTAAAATAACCGAGAGGGAATATCACGGCGACATACTCCAATTCAGACGGCGGTGGGAGAACGGAGAGCATCTTAATGACAACCTGAATGTTGACAATAAGATTAGCATCGTAGCCGACCCCTTTGCCTATGAGAATTTCCATGCAATTCGTTATGTCTGGTGGATGGGTGCAAAATGGAAAGTGATAAGTGCAGAGGTTCAGTACCCGAGACTTATTCTAACCATAGGGGGCGTGTTTAAGTGAATACCCTAGATGATCTGCAAGCAATTTTGACCGACTTGCTTGATATTCCCGGTTGGTATCAGCCCCCGGAAACATCAGAAATGGAGTATCCCTGTTTTGTGTTCCAACTGGACAAGGCTGCCGCAAAATATGCTGACAACTCCATATACCAGTACATGAAACGGTACAAAGTTACCGTCATAGACCGAGAGCCAGACTCAGTGACTCCAGATAAGATGTTGTCCCTGCCTTATTGCAGCTTTGACAGGTTCTATACAGCATCCAACCTGAATCACTGGGTCTATATTTTATACTTTTAGGAGGTTTTTATATGAGAGCTAAGTGGGACGAAATTGGCAAAAGATATTACGAAACTGGCGTAGACCGGACCATGCTCTATAAAATGAAAGATAACGCATATCCTTTGGGTGTGCCATGGAGCGGAATTACCAGCGTAGAAGAAAGCCCTTCCGGGGCCGAGTCTAACGGTTTTTACGCGGACAATATCAAGTATTTCAACTTGACTTCTGCCGAGGAGTATGCTTGTACCATTGGCGCTTATATGTATCCGGATGAGTTTGCCGAGTGTGACGGCTCTGTGGAGGTTGCTGATGGCGTCCGTATCGGCCAGCAGACACGCGCACCGTTTGGTTTCTGCTACCGCACGGTCTTGGGGAACGACACGAAGAAGAACAAATATGGTTATAAGCTGCACCTGGTCTACGGCTGCGAAGCATCGCCCTCTAGTAAAGAGCACGGTAGCGTCAACGACAGTCCGGAACCTGCTGAGATGTCCTGGGAGGTTAATACAACGCCTGTTCCGGTAAAGGGTCATGAACCTACCGCAACCATGGAGGTAGACTCTACCAAGACGCCGCCGGAGAAGCTGAAGCTGCTGGAAGACATCCTGTATGGCAAAGATCCAACATCCGACGATTCCGATGACGGCACAGATCCCCGGCTGCCTCTGCCTGACGAAGTGATTGCTCTTGTCGGCATTGCGGCCGTTGCATAAACAACATATATGATATTGGCCGTGTCCTTGGAGATGCGGCCTTTTTTTATTTCTGAAAGGAGAAGACATTATGCTTAAAAGAACGATTAAGTACATCGATTACAACGGCGTCGAGCGCGAGGAGGATTTCTACTTCAATCTCACAAAGGCTGATGTGGCTGAGATGGAGCTTACTACTGTCGGCGGCCTTGAGGCCATGTTCAACAAGATTTCCCAAGCACAGGACATTCCGGCTGTGGCTAAAGTCTTGAAGGGGATTATCCGTAAGGCTTATGGCGAAAAGAGTCCGGATGGCCGACAGTTTATCCGTACTCCTGAGGTCAAGGACGCTTTCTTTAACACCGAGGCATACTCGGAGCTTTTCACAGAGTTGGTTACTGATCCGGTAGCTCTGAATGACTTTATCCGCGCTATCCTGCCAAAAGCACCAGCAGCGGCAGTCGTGCCAGCAACCACCACCGCGTCACAGCCGGTTCTTCTTCCGACAAACTGATTTTATCTAAGGAGGGATGGGAATGCTCCGAATCACAGTACCCGAAAAAGAATTGTGGGACGAACGCAACCAGGTGTTTATCCAGGTTAAAGAGCAGACTTTGCAGCTTGAGCATTCCCTTGTCTCTCTTTCAAAATGGGAGTCGAAATGGCGCAAATCGTTTTTGAAACATAAGGATAAGTCTTTGGAGGAAACAATCGATTACGTTCGATGTATGACCGTTACGCAGAATGTTAATCCCAATGTTTATCTATGCCTGACAGATGGCAACATTGCTGACGTAAACCGCTACATTGCTGATCCTATGACTGCTACATACTTGTCTAATGACGATTCTTCAGAGGGAAAAAGCAATGACGTAGTCACAGCAGAACTTATTTATTACTGGATGATAGCTTTCAATATTCCAGTTGAATTTCAGAAATGGCATTTGAACCGTCTGCTCACCTTAATTCGGGTGTGCGAGATGAAGAACCGTTCCGGCAAAAAGAAAAATCCTAATGACATTATGCGCCGTAACAGGGCTAGAAACGCCTACAATCGTAAACGGTTCAATTCAAAAGGATAGGAGGAACTTAATTATGAGTAACAGCAATCTTAGCTGTATGCGGCTGATCAGCCCCAACCGCAACAGCCCCAGAAATCACAAAATCGACACCATCTCCATTCACTGTGTGGTGGGACAGATGGGCGTGGAGGCCCTGTGTAATGAGTTCAGCCGGTCCTCGAAGGGGGCCAGTTGCAACTACGGCATCGGCTATGATGGCCGTATTGGCACGTCCGTGGATGAGGAAGATCGTTCGTGGTGTACCTCAAGCTGGGAGAACGATAACCGTGCTATCACCATTGAGTGTGCCAGCGATGCGTTCTACCCTTACGCCATCAACGCCAATGTCTGGAAATCCCTGATTGAACTGTGCGCGGACATTTGCAGGCGCGATGGCATCTCAAAGCTGGTGTGGTCCACGGACAAGTACACCCGCATGAACCACCTGAACGGTTGCAACATGACAGTGCACCGGGACTACGAAAACAAATCCTGTCCCGGCGATTACATCTACAGCAGGCTGGGCCAGATCGCCAAAGAGGTCAACCAGAAGCTCAGCGGCGCACCCGCCGGACCCTTCAAGCCCTACCAGGGACAGGTGAACGCGGATGATGGCCTCAACTGCCGCACGGCTCCGGTCAGCGGCAGCGTCCTCAAGACCTACCTGGACGGTACGGTGCTCACCATCACCAAAGAGGATGGCAACTGGGGCTACTGCGGCGAGGGCTGGGTGTGCCTGGATTACATCAATAAAATCGCGTCGGCGAAAGACCCGGCGGCAAAGGAGGATTCTATCATGGATGGCAAGACCTTTAAGAAAATGTACGACGAAATCAACCCCACCTACAACACCATCGACGAGGTGCCCAGCTACTGGCGGGCCGACATCAAAGAACTGGTGGACAAGGGCATCATCAGCGGTGTGGGCGGCGGCAAGCTTGGTTTGACCAAGAGCGACTGCAAGGCTGCTGTGATTGCCAAACGAGTCTTCGAAAAAATGGAGAAGTAGACATGATAAGTTTCAGCCACAAGGGTGACTTCTCAAAACTTACCGGCTTTCTGGAGAGGGCGAAAGGAATTGTGCATCTGAGCGCTCTCGACCGGTATGGCCGGAGGGGAGTAGCCGCCCTTGCGTCTGCAACGCCGGTTGAGTCTGGTGAGACCGCCGCATCATGGTCTTACGAAATTCAAAATGGAGATGGAACCGCTGCTATTACCTTTAAGAATTCACACATCGTAGACGGCGTGCCCATAGCCATAATCCTGCAATACGGGCATGGAACCGGAACAGGCGGCTGGGTGGAAGGGAGAGATTATATCAATCCTGCCATTCAGCCTATCTTTGACGAGATTGTGGAAGAGGCTTGGAGGGAGGTTGCCCAGCTGTGAGTAAAGCCATTGAAGAAAGAGTCGTCGCCATGCGCTTCGACAACAAACAGTTCGAGCGCAACGCCCAAACGAGCATTTCTACCCTGGACAAGCTGAAGCGCGCATTGAATTTGGACGGTGCGGCAAAAAGTTTCTCCCAAGTGGATTCTGCCGCTAAAAAGCTGGATCTGTCTGGAATAAGTTCTGCGGCAGAAACTCTGAAAACAAGGTTTTCTGCATTAGAGGTTATGGCCGTAACCAGCTTGGCAAATATCACCAACTCCGCTGTCAATGCTGGAAAGCAAATTGTTCACTCCCTCACCATTGCCCCCATAAAACAGGGCTTTGACGAGTATGAACTTAAGATGGGCTCCATTCAGACTATGATGATGAGCACCGGCGAGTCGCTGGAAAGCGTAAATCATTATTTGGATGAGCTGAACACCTACGCTGATAAGACAATCTATTCATTCAGCGACATGACCTCCAATATCGGAAAGTTTACCAATGCGGGTGTTGGACTAAAGGATTCCGTCAAGGCTATCCAGGGCGTGTCAAATGTAGCGGCTATATCGGGGGCAAACGCCAACGAGGCGTCACGGGCCATGTACAACTTTGCTCAGGCCCTGTCGGCAGGCTCTGTAAAGCTTATTGACTGGAAGTCTATTGAGAATGCCAATATGGCTACGGTGGAGTTCAAAAATGAGCTGATTAAGACCGCTGTCGCCATGGGTACTCTAATCGAGAGCGAAGGTCGCTACATAAGTACGACCACCGATGCGAACGGTCATGTTTCAGACGCCTTTACCGCTACCAGCTTGTTCAATGATTCTCTGTCCAGCCAGTGGATGACCACTGAAGTCCTGGTGGAAACTTTGGGCCGGTATTCCGACGAAACGACCGAGATAGGTAAAAAAGCTTTTGCCGCCGCGCAGGACGTCAAGACCTTTACCCAGCTGATGGATACCTTACAGGAGGCTGTGGGTTCTGGCTGGGCCACTACGTGGGAAATTGTATTCGGCGATTTCGATGAGGCAAAGGTTCTTTGGACAGAGCTGAGCAATACCATCGGCGGGTTTATCGACGACCAGTCAAAGTCCCGTAATGAGATGCTCAAAATTTGGAAAGACCTGGGCGGACGTGATGACCTGATTGAATCCGCTAAGAATTCGTTTGGAGGCTTACTAAGTGTTATTCAGCCAATCCAGGAAGCGTTCCGTGAAATCTTTCCGCCCATTACGGCACAGAGGCTGGCGGATATCACCAGCAACCTAAAGGAATTTACCTCACACCTCAAACTGAGCTCCACAACCTCTGCCAATCTAAAAAGCACTTTCAAGGGCTTGTTCGCGATGCTGGACATCGTTGGACAGGCCTTTTCTGCTGTCTTTCATGCGGCAAAGCCTCTGCTCGGAATTTTCGGAAACCTTAGTGGAGGTGTGCTTGGCGTAACTGGCTCTTGGGGCGAATGGCTTGTTAATCTCGATGAATCCATCCGAAAAAATGACACTTTTGGGAAAGCCATTCAGAAGGTTATCGACCTCGTTAAGGGTGCTAAAACGGCAGTCGATGAGTTTGTTCAAAATGCAAAGGACAAATTCAATCTACCGACCCTTGACGAAATGAAAGTCTCAGTAAAGGACTTTGTCAAATCGCTGAAAGAGAACTTCAAGCTGCCTGGATTTGAATCTTTCCATTCTGCTCTGGAAAAGGCGCATAAAAATCTGTCCAGCCTCAGCAATATTGCCAGATCGGTTAAAAACGCCGTTGCAAACGTCTTCAAATCCATAGGAAAAGCGGCGGCTGATTTCGACATCGCGCATGCATTCCAAAGTATCCTTGGCGGTATTACCACCTTTATCGGTGGGATAGCCAAGATAGTCAGCGGGCTTATCAAGGACGTATTTACCAATATCGGTCAGGCCGATCTTGGCGGGTTGTTCCAGCTTGCCGGGGCATTTGCTACAGGCGGAATTGGCATAGGCATCAAGAAGTTCTTTGACAGTATGTCTGACGCCTTTGGCGGCGTGGATGATTTGTTCGACAGCGCAGACGGTATGCTGAAGAAAGTTACTGGTATTTTAGACGGCGTCAAAGACTGTTTCAAAGCATACCAAACCGAGTTGAAGGCCTCTGCTTTGCTGAAGATAGCAGGCGCAATCGGCATTCTAGCCTTATCCTTGACCGCTATCGCGGGTATCGACGCTGAAAAGTTGAACGGGGCATTGGGTGCTATTACCATCCTCTTTACGGATTTGATGGCCTCCATGGCGATTTTCTCAAAGATAAGCGGTGAGATGAAGGGCGCGACAAAGACCACAACGCTGATGTTGGGGCTTGCTGTATCCATCCGAATTCTGGTTTCGGCGCTGAAGAGTGTTGCGGAATTGGAATGGGAGGACATAGGTAAAGGTCTTCTGGGCGTCACCGTCTTGATGGGTGAAATGGTCGCGGCACTGAAGCTGCTTGGCAGTGACGGCAAGAAAGTCGGTAAAGGGGCAACCAACGTCCTGGTTTTCGCGGCAGCAATAAAAGTGCTTGCATCGGCCTGTAAGGATCTTGGTCAACTGAGCTGGGACGAGCTGGGAAAAGGTTTGCTTGGCATAGGCGTTCTGCTTGGGGAGATTGATATATTCCTCAACACGGCCAAATTTAGTGGAAAGACGATTACGACAGCAACCGGCATCGTGGTCCTATCAGCCGCTATTAAGATTCTGGCGTCTGCCTGCAAGGACTTTGGGCAGATGAGCTGGGAAGGGATCGCCAAAGGTCTGGGCGGTATCGGCGTACTTCTTGCCGAAATCACGGCATTTACCAAGCTGAATGGAAGCGCGAAAGGGATGGTATCCACCGGTGTGTCGCTGATAGCTATTGGTGCGGCGATGAAGATATTTGCCTCGGCGGTATCGGACTTTGGCCAGATGTCATGGGAGCAGATAGGGAAAGGCCTGGCCGCTATGGGCGGAGCCTTAGCCGAGGTAGCCATAGCCGTCAATGTTATGCCTAAGAATATGCTGAGTGTAGGTGCCGGCCTCGTAGTTGTCGGCGCAGCTCTGGAAATCATCTCACATGTGCTTGGCAAAATGGGCGGTATGTCTTGGGAAGAGATTGCTAAAGGGCTTGTTGTCATAGGCGGCGCGCTTGCGGAACTCTCGATTGCGTTGAACCTCATGAAGGGCACCCTGACTGGTTCTGCGGCTTTGCTGGTGGCCTCTGCGGCGATCGCGGTACTGACCCCGTCTCTGGCGATTCTTGGAGCAATGAGTTGGGAGGCTATCGCGAAAGGGCTTGTCACCATTGCCGGGGCGTTCACCATCATGGGTGTGGCCGGAGCGGTATTAGGGCCTCTTACCCCGACCATCCTTGCTCTAAGCGGCGCATTCGCGTTGTTTGGAGTTGGCGTTGCGGCTATAGGCGTTGGTCTTGTAGCGGCGGGTGCTGGTTTGTCGGCGATTGCTGTCGGTCTTACAGCTTTGGCGGCGGCCACCGCGGCAGATGTAGGCGCAATCGTCGCGTCTCTATCACTTATTGTCACAGGTATTGCTGACCTGATTCCGGTTGTAATCGGTAAAATTGGTGAGGGCATTGTCGAGTTCGGTAAAGCCATAGCGCTTGGAGCACCTTCACTCGGTGAGGCCGCGAAAGCGATAATCCTTACGCTGGTCGACGTTCTGGTGGAATGCGTACCGCAGATTGCGGATGGTGCTTTACAGCTAATAGACGGCGTCTTAGCGGCTCTGGTTCAGTATACACCTTCTATCGTGAATTCGTTGTTCCAGTTCCTGATTCTTTTGCTGGACGGCGTGGCCGACAATCTCCCGGCACTTATTCAGTCCGCGATGAACGTAATCATGGCTTTCTTCCAAGGCGTGGTTGACGCTTTGAGTGGGCTTGATGTGGATACGCTGATTAAGGGTGTTGCGGGCGTTGGGATTATGTCGGCCATGATGTTCGCCCTCAGCGCGGTGGCATCCCTTGTCCCAGGTGCTTTGATTGGCGTAGCGGGTATGGCGGCTGTTATCGCGGAAATGGCGTTACTACTGGCTGCCATTGGCGGGCTTGCCCAGATTCCTGGCCTGAACTGGCTGATAACTGAGGGGGGCAACCTTCTTCAAAATGTAGGTACCGCTATCGGGCAGTTTATCGGCGGTATTGCCGGTGGATTTATGACAGGTGTGTCCAGCCAATTCCCACAGATCGCCACAGACTTGTCCAATTTCATGACCAATCTCCAACCCTTTATTGATGGGGCTAGAGGTATCGACTCATCTATGATGGCGGGTGTTGGTGCCCTGGCCGGAGTAATACTTGCGCTGACGGCCGCTGATATCCTGAACGGAATTGCCTCCTGGATAACTGGAGGCTCATCGCTCTCGGATTTCGCAGAACAGCTTGTCCCCTTTGGTGAGGCCATCGCGGCTTTCTCGGATGTGGTCGATGGGAAAATCAATGAGGGCGCTGTGTCCGCGGCAGCAAACGCCGGAGCCATACTGGCTGAGCTGGCAGGCAATCTGCCCAACAGCGGCGGGGTCTTGGGTTGGATCATGGGCAATAACGACCTGGACGACTTTGCATCAAGGTTGGAGCCTTTCGCGGACGCTATTGTAACATTCTCGTCAAAAGTAGATGGTAAAGTCAGTGAGAGTGCGGTTCAGGCGGCAGCGAATGCTGGTGCAACATTAGCTGCTCTTGCGTCCGATTTGCCTAACACTGGCGGCGTACTCGGCTGGCTTGTGGGCGAAAACAACATCGATGATTTTGCGTCTCGACTGGTTCCGTTTGGAGAGGCTATTGCCGAGTTTTCATCCACGGTAAACGGAAAGGTCAGCGAAAGTGCCGTACAGGCTGCCGCTAATGCCGGCGCTACTTTGACCGCTCTTGCGAAGGATATTCCAAACAGCGGAGGGGTCTTGGGTTGGATTATGGGCGAAAACGACATTGATGCGTTTGGCTCACAACTGATTTCTTTCGGGGAGAACTTTGCCGCCTACTCCGACAAAATGAGCAGCGTTGATTCAAATATCGTTACCGCGACTACAAATGCCGCGAAAGCTCTTGTATCATTGAGCAACAGCCTCCCTGAAAAGGGCGGATGGTTCTCTGGAGATATGAGCCTTTCTGACTTTGGCAGCGATATTTCCTTATTTGGCTCTTTCTTTGCCGGATTCTACAGTTCCATAAGCGGGATTGACCCTTCGACTTTATCGGCGGTTATCGCCGAATTTGAGAAGATGGTATCTTTAGCAAATGGCGCGAGCAGCGTTGACTTTACCGGGATGTCTACCTTTGGCCAGTCTTTGACCAATCTTGGGCAGGCTGGTGTCAATGGCTTTATCAAAGCGTTTACTGACGCTATGCCGCGTGTGAATGTACAAGGCGCTGCTTTGATTACCAATGCAAAAAACGGAGTTCAAACAGGGGTGTCTGGTTTCTACTCCCTTGGTATTAACGCCGGCCAAGGCTTTATCAATGGTCTCTATGCCATGAACGGTCCTGCTTGGTCCGCGGGCTGGAGTATTGGCAACGCTGCACTCATGGCCGCAAAAGCCGCTCTGGACAGCCACTCTCCTTCCCGAGAGTTCATCTATTTGGGGCAGCATACCGGCGAGGGCTATGTGATTGGCGTTAATAATAGTATTGGTTCTGTCAAGAATGCTACATCGGCGATGATGAACCAATCGATTGCTACCGCCAAAAAAGGAATCAACACCTTCGAGGACTGGCTGGATGAGCGGAAATACTACAACGAAATCTCCATCAAAGAAGAGCTTGCCGGTTGGGAACAGCTCCAGAAACAGTACAAGGAAGGTTCCGAGGAACGCAAGAAAATCGACCGGGAAGTGTTCCGTTGTCAAAATGAGCTTGTTAAAGCGACTTATCAGTTCTCTGTTGACTGGATTGAAAAAGAGAAGTATTATAAGCGGCTCAGTCTGGAGGACGAGCTTGCCGCATGGAAACGGGTTCAGTCCCGGTATATGGCGGGCTCCGAGGAACGCAAACAAGCTGACCGGGAAGTGTTCCGGGTCGAGAATGAGCTGGAAGACGAGCGCTACCAGAAGAGACTTGACCACATCGACAACGAGGTATTCTATGGCCGCATGAGTGTTCAGGAAGAATTGGCCGCTCTGGAAGAACTTCAGAAACAGTATGAAGTGAACTCCGAGAAATACCTTGAAATCGATAAAATGATCTACTCCAAACGGAAAGAGGTCGTTAAGGAGTTTTACGATAATCTCAACGAGTACATCAATAACGAGAAGACGTATAACCGGATGGGTGATATAGGCGAGCTTGGCACAATCCTTGCGTATATTGACCAGTTCGAAGAAGGCACCGACGAATGGAAAAAGGGCATGACGGCGGCGTACAATCTGGTTATTTCCATAGGCGAAGCGCAGCTCCAGTATGAAAAGGACGTGGCCGCTGCCGAAGCGGATCACGCTGAGAAACGCCTGCAACTGGAACGAGAGTATGCTGACTATGTAAAAGAGGTCAATCAACAGCTTGAGGCAGATATAGAAAGCCTTAACAAGAAGTATGAGGATGCCGTCCAGTCCCGAGCCGACAGCCTGTACCGGTCTTATGGGCTGTTCGATGAGGTAAAACAGAAGGATGACGTAAGCGGCGATACGCTTATCAACAACCTGAAGGGCCAGGTCGCCGAGTTTGACGAATGGCAAGCTATGCTGAAGTCTCTTGCTGCCAAAGGTGTCAGCGGCGAATTGATTGAGGAACTTCAGGAGATGGGGCCGTCCTCGATTGCCAACGTCCGTGCCCTGAACGGTATGACCTCTACCCAGCTCACCCAGTATGTGAATCTTTGGTCCACAAAGCACCGTCAGGCCAAAGACCAGGCAACCAGTGAACTGGAAGGAATGCGGGTCGAAACCCAGAAACAGATTGCACAGCTCAAGGTTGATGCGGCAAATGACCTGGAGGAGTACAAGAAAGTCTGGCAGACAAAAATGTCCGAGTTGGACGCCTCCTTACAGAAGACGCTTAAAGATCTGGAAACGGATTTCCATAAGTCTATTGGCCTGATTTCAAAATACACCCAGGAAGAGCTTAACACAATGGCTGGGAACGTCAGTCAGCTTTTGGGCGAAAAAGGGTTCAATATTGGAACAAATCTACTTCAGGGAATCATCAAGGGGTTTGAAGAGGAAAAACCCAACTTGATTAACGCTTCAAAAGCTGTTGCGGCTAACATTGTAGATCCTATCGAAGGAGAACTGGATATCCATTCTCCTTCCCGGGTTACATATCAATTAGCGGTGTTTGCGGTACGCGGGTTCGTTAATGCTCTTAATGATATGTGCCCGAGCGTATATGACGCGAGTAATAACCTTGCCGAGGCATCCAGTGAAGGTATTGGAAAAGCTATCCAGTATATGATGCGGCTGCTTGATGGCGACATCGAAACACAGCCAACGATTCGTCCAGTGCTGGATTTGTCTGATGTGTCAAGTGCGGCAGCCAAGCTGGATAACCTGCTTTATGCAGAACGAACCGCACGGCTCGCAAGCGATCTTGAATTGAGTATGAACCGAAAATCTCCGGCGACGGGCAGAATTGTTATAGACAACGGGGATGTGGTAGAGGCCATCCAAGATCTCAGGCGGGATATGGCTGCCATGTCAGACGCAGTCACGCATATGCAGGTAGTCTTGGACACAGGTGTTCTCGCTGGCGAAATGACCGGGCCTTTGGACAGGAATCTTGGCCGCAGGCAAATCTATAGAGGAAGGGGGAACTGAGATGTCAAAAGAATCCAAGCAATACCATTCTGTCATTTTCGGGGAAAAGAACTCCTGGGATGATTGGCACCTGATCCCCACCTCCCGGCCGGTGTTCAATCCGCCCAAACCGAAGCTCAAAACCGTGGATGTTCCAGGTGGGGACGGCCTTCTGGATGTTTCCGAGCTCCTCACCGGATATCCGGTTTATGAGAACCGCACAGGTTCCATTGAGTTTATGGTCCATAACGGATATGAGGAATGGCAGGTGGCCTATTCGAACATCATGGACTATCTTCACGGGCAAAGGCTCCGGGCCGTTCTGGAAGACGACCCTGATTATTTCTACGAGGGCCGCTATTCAGTCAACATCTGGAAATCAGATAAGTCCCACTCTTTGATTACCATTGACTACAGCGTAAACCCCTACAAGCAGTCCGTTCTCTCTACCACGGATGAATGGCTGTGGGACCCGTTTAATTTCCACACAGGCATGGCTCTGACAAGGACCTTCAAAAACATTCCGGTTACTGAAATCTATGAGCCCCACCACTTCATAGACGACATTATGGGCCGGGCTCCGGTATGCCCTACTTTCGATATCCAAACCGAAACAGGAGGCGGAATCTATATCCGTTTCGTGAATGAGCATTTGGATATTGACATTGAAAAACATGCTCCGGATGGGAAAAGACGCTATCCGGAGTTTGTCTTTCGTGGAAAAGCGCCGGTCATCTACTTCAAGACTGTAACCGGCCGGGGCACTGTGTCGGTAGATTACCGTTCAGGGAGGTTGTGAGTATGTACAGTATTTATGCGGACGGGGTCTGCTTTTACAACGATGCTTTCGCCCTGGAAGAACTGGCGGTGCTGGAGCCTAAGCTCACCATGGAGGACAACGCGGCCGGCTCTTTTAGTTTCAAGCTGCCGCAGAGCAATACCGCCTATGATTCGTTTGTCCGGCTTGCCACTGATATTTCTGTGTGTAAGAATGGAAAGGAGATATGGGCCGGTCGGGTGCTCACGGAAGATATGGATTTCTGGAACAACCGCAGTATTTATTGCGAGGGAGAGCTGGCGTTCTTCAATGACAGTTCCCAGCTGCAAAAGAAATACCACGGTACCATTCGCGGCTTTCTGGAAGCAATTATCGATGTCCATAACCAGCAGGTCAAGGCCAACCGGCAGTTTCAAGTGGGAGCGGTCACGGTTCAATTGGACGATCCCGCCGACTTTCTCACAGACTACCAGAAAACCATGGAGGTGGTCAACAGCTTGGTGGAAGCCTATGGCGGACACCTGCGTATCCGTAAGGTTGACGGAATCCGTTATCTGGACTATCTCTCAGACGACTCGCTGGAGGGAATCGACCAGTTGATTCAGTTTGGAGAAAATCTGCTGGATTTCACCAAGTCCTGGGATTCCACTGAGTATGCAACCGCCCTACTGCCTCTGGGTTCCAGAAATACCGGAGGAGCCTCCGATTCAGGCGGCAGTTCGGAAGAAGAACTCAGCGCCTACTACCTGACTGTGGAAAGCGTGAACGACGGTAAGCTCTATGTGGAAAATACCGCGGCCGTGGCCAAATACGGATGGATTGAGCGTGTGATTCGCTATGACGATGAGACGGACCCAGCGGCTCTGCTCAGCAAGGCAAAAAGCTATCTGAGCCAATTTCAAAATGGAGAAGTCACAGTGGTACTGCCCTATGGTGCGTTCCTTGGAACAACAGAAGAGGAGCCGGAGACGGATGAAACCATAACAGGCCTGGAATCCTATGTTACGGTGGAGAGCGTCAATCAGGGCAGTATCTTTGTGTCATCCTCCGAGCTGGTGGACAAGTACGGCTGGATTATCCAGATTGTCAACTTCGACGACGCCAGCGAGCCGGCCGAGCTGTTAGAGCGGGCGAAGAAGTACCTGCTGGACCTGCAATTCGACGCCATGCAGCTGGAGCTGAGTGCACTGGACCTGCATTATCTGAACCCGGAAATCAAAGACATCCGGCTGCTGGACAAAATCCGGGTGCTGTCCCGTCCCCACCAGTTGGATGCCTGGTTTACGCTCACCCGGCTGGAAATTCCTCTGGATTCCCCGGAGAGTTCTAAGTTCATCCTGGGGGACACCGTCAAGACCTCATTGACACAGGTCAACAACCAGATCAATACGGATTTGACAAAGAAGATCAATACCCTCCCCAAAGCCCATGATATTCTGGATGAGGCCAAGGAGAACGCGGTACAGATCATTCAATCCGCTACCACAGGCCATATCACCATTACCCAAAACCAGCAAGGGGCGGACACCCTCTACATTTCTGAGGGAATGGACTATACCAAGTCCCAGCGCCTTTGGATATGGAACATGGGCGGCCTGGCTTATTCCAAGGATGGAGGCAAAACCGTTGAGGTCGCTATGACCATGGACGGCTCGATTACGGCCAATTTCATCACCGTAGGTACCATGGCCGCAGACCGTATCCGCACAGGACTTCTTCAATCCGAGAATGACAACTTCACTCTCAATCTGAACGACGGTACGCTGACCATGAAAAAAGGCTCCATTGATATAGGCGGCAAATTCACCGTTACCGATGAAGGACACCTGACTGCTAACGAGGCCACTATCATCGGTACAATCCGGGCATCCGCCGGTAGTATAGGCGGGCTGACCATCGACCCGGACGGTAAGCTCTACTCCAACAGCGGTAACTTGTATATCGGAGTCAACGGCTCGAATACCAACACGGAACGGGAGTATGCGTTCTGGACAGGAAACCCAACGCCTGGGAACGCGCCGTTCTGGGTAAAGAAAAACGGTGAGCTGTACGCCAGTAAAGGTACATTCAGCGGCCGGCTGGAAGCGGCTACCGGCAATTTCCTCGGCGTGGTGCAGGCCAGCGACTTTCTGGACCGCAACGGCAACAGCATGTTCACAAGCCAGAACAAGTTTAAGGCCGACTATCTTGACCTATACGGGTTAACGGTCAGAAACAAATCCACGGGCCTGATTACATTCCAGGTGGACAAGAACGGCAAGGTTGCCATCAATGGCGACATCACTATGGGAGCGGCCAGTACCATTGACTGGGCCCTGGTGACCAACGTGAACATCAATTCCAACCCCGCCTATTCGCTGGCTCAGCAGGCCAAAAATGCCATTCCCAGTTACATTAAGTCAACACATATCAATGCGGTTACGATAGAGTCTCCTACGCTTCGCGGGGAAGAAATCAATGTAATCGCGGGGAAGGAACGCGGCAGTTTCAATCTGTACGCTACGTATGGTTCCCGCCTTTATCACATGTTTACGATTGATTACTGGGAAGGAATGTCGCCGGAAGTTCATCTGTACAGTCCCGCTGACGCGGATATGTATTTCGGTAAAGATGGATATTGCTTTATCTATTTTATCGGGGATGTTTCGTTTGAAGGAACGGTCGATTTTTCAAGGGCTACCGTAAAAGGTTTGAAATAAGTAAGAAAGGAGGCGCCTGGTATGAAGAGAACTCTTAAAAACTCGGTTATGGTTGACATGCTCATGCAGCTGAAACCGCTGCTTTCCCGACGTGACAAGATTGGCTATGCCGCTGCCCGGAATCATCGCAGGCTGGCCGAGTGCTTGACCGAGTATGAACGGTTCCGCAACAGTCTGATTGAGAAGTACGGTGAGTATGAGAAAGATGAGCACGGGAACGAACTCCCGTCAATCTCCCTGAGCTCTACTTCGCCCAATTTCAAAATGTTTCTGAGCGAGCTCGCCCCTTACAATGAAATGGAGCATGAGGTGGAACTTATGGAGCTGCCCTACAGTGAGGTAATCGGCAGTTTGTCAGGAGAAGAAATCCTCGCGATTGACTGGATGCTGGTAGATGGGGAGGAAGAGTAATGGCAGATATTTCTTCACAGCTCCAAAAAATACTGGAAGCCATATATGGCGAAGAGGTCCGAGGTTCTATCCATGACGCTCTGGCGGCCATGAATGTGGAATCCAACGCCGCCATGGAGTTTGCGGCTACGGCAAAGGATTCCGCTATGAACAGCGCTGCTGCCGCAAAGGCATCAGAGGAGAAAGCAGCCCTGTCCGAATCAGCAGCCAAAGAATCCGAAACTAACGCCGCTGCATCAGAGCAAGCAGCGTTTGAAAGCGCGTCAGAATCTATTGACGCGGCAAATGCCGCTAAAAATTCTGAAATAAATTCCGCCGCATCCGAGGCCGCAGCTAAGGCATCCGAAACCAATGCCGCCAACTCCGAATCAGCAGCAAAAGAATCGGAGACTAACGCTGCCGTATCGGCAGCCACTGCTACAGAGAAAGCGGCGGCATCCTCCGCCTCAGCAGAGGCCGCAAAAGCGTCCGAGGAAAAAGCCGCCGTATCAGAGAATGCCGCTAAGACTTCGGAGACCAACGCCGCATCCTCTGCCTCCACCGCGTCTGAAAAAGCGGCCGAGGCGTCTTCTTCCGCGTCTGCCGCAAAGGTTTCCGAAGCGAACGCCTCTGATTCTGAAGTGGCCGCGAAAAAGTCAGAGGTTAACGCGTCCGCATCCGCCAATGCCGCTGCGGCAAGCGAAACAAACGCAAAGGCCTCTGAAACAAGCGCCGCTCAATCTGCCGCTCACGCCATACAGGAGAGAGAAGACTACTCCCAATGGGTGGAACAGCAGGAGGCCGCTTTTACTCAGTGGTTCGATGGTATTAAGGAACAATTTGGCGACGACGTTGCGGGCAATCTTACCAACCAGATTAACAAAGAAGAAATCGACAGAATCCTGAGTGCGGGTTTTGCGGACGGCGTCAAGGAGTTCAGTGAGGACGGCACAACTATCACCATGACCGCTCCGGATGGCCGGACTCTTACCAAGACCTTCACCAACAGCTTTCAGACCATGACGGCTGTTCTCAGGAAAGCCGATAAGACCGTTGCTGCCACACTGACAAAAGAGTTTGCGGCAGACGGAAGTACAATCAGCACGACTATAACCTACTCATGAAAGGAGAGAATTCAAAATGGCAGAAGAAGATATGCTCTACGGCAAAGCACGGCATCTTTTCGGCGGCATCGAGCCGTCCAACATGAAAGCTTTTTCCGTAACCGCACCGGGCAGCGGTAGGCCGGTTATCACAGCGGTTCTGCCGGACAATACCGTTATCGATGGTCAGACCCTGTGTACTGTGGCGGGGGCCGTGATTCGCAAAAAGTCCACCGGCTACCCCAAGGACGAGTTCGATGGGGAGAAGGTAGCGGAAATCGCGGAATCTACTACCTTCACAGACGTCACTGCCAATGCGGACGGCACCTATTATTACGCGGCTTATCCGTTTACCACGCAGGGTGTATATAACCGCAACCCGGCTAACCGGGCCGTGTTCAACGAACCAGAGCCTATGGCTGCTTTCACTTCCCGACTGGTATACAGTTCCGCGTCCCAGACCTCCCATGTGGAGCTGACCGCCACTCTGCCTCGGGGTGCGGCCGGAGCGGTGATTCGTAAATCCACCGTGGGCTATCCACAGGACGAGGAAGACGGCGAGGCGTTCCAGAACATCACCGCCAGCACGGTTATCACAGACACAGACGTGGAAGAGGACGTCACCTATTACTATAGCGCCTTTGTCTACACCAGTACCGGAGCTTACAACCGAGACCCGGCCAACCGGACAAGCTGCACCGTATACGCGGGAGAAGCCCCGGACGACATGGCCGCTTTCAGTGTTGTATGCGACGCGGTCAATCAGGCGAAAATCACGGCAACTCTTCCTGGCAACAAGACCGAAGGTGATGTTGAGATTTGCACTGTGGCCGGCGCCATTATTCGCCGCAAGACAGGCAGCTACCCAGTCAACGAGACGGACGGCGAGGAAGTTACCGATTTGAAACAGAGCGGTACTTACACCGATATGGGCCTGACCGGCGATACAATCTACTATTACGCCGCTTTCCCCTACTCCGACCGGGGGATGTTCAACCGTAACCAGACTGCGGAAAATCAGGCAAGCTGTAAGGTGTTCGCTCCGGTTGCTCCCGGCAATATGAAAACATTCTCTGCCAGTTCCGCGGCCGCCGGCAAAATTGTCCTGACCGCCACTCTGCCGGACAATACCGTAGAGAGCGGGGTGACTACCAGTGCCGTGGCGGGCGTTATGATCCGCAGGAAGCTGGACGGCTATCCCGCCAATGAAACAGATGGGACCCTGGTGGCAAACCTGACCGAGAGCGGAACCTACACGGATACGGACATTGTGGGCGGGCAGATGTACTACTATGGGGCGTTCCCCTATTCCGACAAAGGCCTGTACAATCAAAATGCGGTTCCGGACAATCAGGCCAGCGCCGAGGGTAAGACCTATGAGTATCTCTATGGCTATGACCTGGACACTGCCAACAGCAATCCGGCTACCCGGGTCACTTACCCCGCAGACGTGGACAACACGGGCTTTGCCGCGGCAAAGATGGGAACCAGCGCGTTTAACTATGGCGGCTGGCCCAGCACTCCGGGCGAGAAATTCATGCCCAGGCCCTGTATGCTGACTTTTGCGGGAAAAGTAGACCACTACCTGAACCCCAATGACTATACAAAGAAAACAGATGGCACGGCCTCTAAAGTTGCGGATACATCCTTTGGCGGAAACGCCATGATGGAATGGCCCAAAATCTTTGTAAAGCGTTGGCAGGAGGGCAATATCTACCACTTCCGTGTCTCTGATGTGAAGCTGGATGACGATTTCGAGTGCTGGTCCAACTATGACCTCCAGAATCATGAGATTGAGCACTTCTACACGCCAATCTTCTTCGGCTCCAATGTTTCCAGTAAACTTCGCTCCATCAGTGGCCAGGCGAACAGCGTGTCGACTACTGCTGACCAGGAAATCACCTATGCCAAGGCAAACGGCGCGGACTGGTACACCGAGGTTGTGGCGGACCGTATGCTAATCAACGACTTGCTGACCATGATGGCCAAGTCTACCGATTTGCAGACCGCGTATGGCTCCGGCAGAACAAAGAGTTCCAACAGCAGCGCGATAGCTCCTGGTACCATGAACACAAAAGGAATGTTCTGGGGTTCCACGAATGGTACGGACGGCGTCAAGGTTTTTGGCATGGAAAACTGGTGGGGGAACATTTGGCGGCGTATTGCCGGGTGGATGCTGGTAAATAGCGTTCAGAAAGTCAAGCTGACTCGCGGAACGAAAGACGGAACTACCGCAGCCGATTATAATACTACCGGCGATGGATATAAGTCTCTGAGTAATGCTGCGCCTACTGGTTCCAGCGGCGGCTACATTTCAAAATGTAAAACCGAGAAGTTTGGGCGGTTCCCATACGAGTTGTCGGGTTCGGCCACAACCTTTGAGTGTGATGCTATGTGGTATTCCACTGGAACACGATACGCGTATGTCGGCGGCGGCTGGAACGATTACCTTCGAGCGGGTCCCTTCTGCGTGAACCTGGACAATGCGCCGTCGTACTCCAACTCGAGCCGTGGCGCGGCCCTCTCTTGTAAACCGCTTGCGGCCTAGGAGAGGTCTGGAGAACCTAGGTTCTCCGGGAAAACGATGGCTACTAGAGCATGGACGCTAGGCATTTAAGTTCGGCTACTTCATCCGCAGTTATTTCAGCGTCATCCCACTCTGAGACTTCAACGGCGTGCATGGCGAATGCCGCGTATAGTTTCGGATCGTCCTTGATTTTGTTGACGAATAGTGACGCGCGATTTAATGCGGATTTGTTCATGGCCATCATGTCTTGTTGGGAAATGCTATATTTTACATGCACGTCTTCGATAACCTGTCTGAAGATGTAGCTGGCCAGTGCTTTTGCGTGAGCATCCGGTATGCTGTATGCTGTTCGTAAGAATAAAGCGCCCAGTTCATCCATAAGTTCCATCTCCTTGCTGCTTTTTCATAGATTATATCATTCTGTGGAAAAAGATGCAAGGTTCTGATTTTAGGGGTATGCGCTGCGCCTGCGCGCGTATGTCGGCGGCAACTGGAACAATAACCTTCAAGCGGGTCCCTTCTACGTGAACCTGAACAATGCGCCGTCGAACTCCAACTCGAACATTGGCGCGGCCCAATCTTATCCAATACATGGTAATATGTTTCTCGATTTTTAATGCAGCGCATATTCCTCACCCCTTGGTGAAAATCAACTCGATGCAAGCGCCTGCCGGTAGCTGAAAAAGGACGAAAGCGGGCGAGAGGATAAGAGAGAATGAAATCCTACACTCACTTGTATGAAATATGTACATCCGAACAAAACAGAATAAGAAGCGTGCAGTCGGCCAAGAAGAGCAAGCGTATCCGAAACATCATCAAGGCCCGGCATTTGTCTGACGCGGCTCTGGCGGAAAAATCCCGTGATTGGATTATCAATTACGAGATCAAGGAGCATGACCCCATTTATATTTTAGATGGGATCAGCCATAAGCAGCGGACAATCTATGTGCCGACCTTGGAAGAGCTTATTGTCCAGCACTGCGTAGTGAACGCTCTCAAGCCCATGTTCTATAAAGGTATGTATGAGCACAGCTATGCCAGTCTGCCGGGACGAGGCTCCCACAAAGCCAAAAAGGTCATTGAGAAGTGGATTCGCACTGACGGGAAGAATGTAAAGTATGTCTTAAAAATGGACATCAGGCATTTCTTTGACAGCGTTCCCCACGATGTTCTCAAGGCAAAGCTCTCCAAACACATTCATGACGAGCTTATGCTGGATTTGCTGTTTAAGATTATTGACACCACGGACGAGGGGATTCCTCTGGGGTTTCACACCTCCCAGTGGCTGGCAAACTGGTTCCTGCAAGGATTGGACCATTACATCAAGGAACAGCTCCAAGCAGCCCATTATGTCCGGTATATGGATGATATGGTGATTTTCGGCAGCAATAAAAAAGCCCTCCACAAGATGCGTCAGGCAATTTCGGAGTATCTTGGAAAAGAGCTTGGTCTTGCGTTAAAAGGAAATTGGCAGGTGTTCCGGTTCTCCTATGTGAAGAATGGCGAATACCTGGGGAGAGACCTTGACTTTATGGGATTCCGGTTTTACCGGGACCACACTGTTTTGCGGAGAAGTATCATGTACAAGGCCAGTAGGAAAGCGAAAAAACTTGCGTCAAAGGCCAGACCAACTGTTTACGACGCCCGGCAGATGCTATCGTATCTTGGCTGGATCAAGTCCACAGACACCTATTCTATGTATTCAAAATGGATTAAACCTTACGTCAACTTCAAGAACTTGAAACGAAAGGTATCCAAGTCTGACAAGAATAATCCCTTACAGATATATTACCGGCTGGCGAGGGTTTATCAAACATAAAAAGGAGGCGGTTTCATGGAACCTACTTACCGGTATTCCGAAAGCACCGTCCGGCCAGAGCAGGTCCAGATTTCCGGCGATACCGTATATCTGCGCAAGGACATCAAAGAATCCAAGCGCGAAGATATGAACGGCGGGACAGTCAGCTATTGGACGTACCAGGAGGCGGCTATGTCAACCGAGGAGTTCAACCGGAATTCCAGCGCTCTTCTCCTGAAGAGGCAGTTGAACAGCGACGGCGACATGCTGGCCATTATGGAGGCCATGGCTGATATGTATGACGTGCTGGCTATGCTGATGGAGTAAAGTGCAATGAAAAAGAACTGGGATGATTGGGGCAATTTATGCGTTATCATTGGGAACATCATCTTGTATGGTGGAATCCTTTCGTTCGTAGGCTTTATTGCCCTTCTCGCAATATTGATTCGAAAGGGCTGTTGACATGGTAAACATCTACTGTACGCTTATCATCAATAAGCGAAGGAACTTTGATGATATCCGGGAGGACTTCAAAGAAAAAGTAAAAGCCCGACTGAAAGAACTCGGTTACGATACCAATGGCGACAAGCTGGAGGCGTGACCGTGCTTTTTTATATTTTAACTAAACTTCTGATTGGAGGTAACAACATGGTTGCATTGTATGTAGCGCTCATTATCAACGGCAGGCGGTCTTTCGATAAGGTGCCCGACAAGTTCAAGGATGCGGTCAGGGCTGACCTGGAGGCCCTGGGCCTTACCGAGAACGGCGCCCCGGTGTAAGGTGACCGCCTATGGTTGACACCGGAAGTTGGGTACTGGTCAGCAGGCGGCTGCCGCCATATTCCAGGCCGGATTCTAAGGCAATCGAGTCCTGGTGCGGCCTTTCTGCTGATCTTGATATGCTGCCCAAAACAGGATGCACAGGCAGCACGGCTTATTGCATCGACACAGGAGACCGTTACATGTTTGAGGAGACTACCGATACCTGGTATCCCATGCCCTCCTCGGGTGGCAGCGGTTCAGCTCCAGAGGGGGTGGAGTCCTACACAGGACCCTACAGCGTGACCCCGAAAGCGTCCGTGACGCAGATCCTGCCCACTTCCAGCAAATACATGAAGAACAATGTTACCGTGGCTAAAATCCCATATTCTGAGACGAGCAACGCATCTGACGGTACCACGGTAAGCATTGCGGCAAGCTGATGGAGGTGATGGATAATGGAAGGTGAATTCATTTCACGAGCTGAGCACGAGGAGTTCCGGCGCAGTATGGACGCCGAGCACCAGCGTCTGGAAGACGAAAATAACCGTCAGAACCGCCGCTTAGAAATCCTGGAAAGCGCCACTAAACAAATCGGGGACATTTCTACATCGGTAGAAAAGCTAGCTCTGAACATGGAGAATATGCTTAAGGAGCAGATTTCCCAGGGTAAACGCTTGACCGTGCTGGAGAGCCAGGATGGGCAGAAGTGGCGTCAGTTTGTGGGATATATCTTTGCAGCCGCTGTGGGTGTTATTGTCGGCTTTTTGTTTAAGCAGGCCGGGATTTTTTAACATCAAATATCATGAAGTGGGAGGAATAATCTATGGATTTTGGAAAGGCAATCGAGGCTGTAAAGGCGGGTAGGAAAGCATCCCGCGCTGGATGGAACGGCAAAGGCCAGTATATCGAGCTGGCTGCCTGCGTCAGCTATAAAAATGCAGCCGGAGAAATCATCAACGTAAACCATGACGCGCTCGGCAACAATGCGATTGCGTTTGTCGGTACTTCCGGCGTGCAGCTCGGTTGGCTGGCCTCTCAGGCAGATATGCTTGCCGAGGATTGGCAGATTCTGTAAGAGAAGAGGAAACAGACATGGTTGATAAAAACACTGGCGCCGAAGTTATCTTTTTGTGCGATGGTAAGGCTTGCCCAGAGGATAAAAAGGTAAACTGTTTTACCCAGCAACCTGAAGAACGAACCCTCAACAGCTTCACTCATGAACCGGATAAGCCCTGTCGCCATACCGCAGACATAAGGCACGCCGTGAATTTTGAGGATTTCCACTCTGATGGAACGGCGTTTTGCGAGATAATTAAGGAGGAACTTCGCGACACGGTCTACTTCTGCAAGGGCTAGGAGAACGCTCGCGGGTGTAAGTTCGAACACACGATCGCCGGGGCATATGGCCTAAACATTATGTACGACGAGTAGGAGGGTTCTTGTGAGAGCCATTATTATCGAAGGAAGTGTTAAGGAAATTTCTGAGTTTGTAAAAGGGCTCGAAAAAGAAAAAACCATTTATGATCTCGAAATGGAGATTTACGAGAAAACGCATTCAGGGCATAAAAGAACCATTTTTAGCTCAGAGGAAGCACCGAAAGAAGACAAGGACATTTCTGAGCATTTTGCAGCAAATAAGGAGTGATTCAAAATGAACATCAACTGGAAAGTGCGCATCGCGAACAAGCAGTTCTGGTTCTCGCTGGTACCGGCGATTCTGCTGGTTATCCAGGCTGGCGCGGCCATCTTTGGTTATACTGTGAATTTCGGCGAGCTTGGGAACAGCCTGCTGGCCTTTGTGGACGCAGTGTTCGTTATCCTGGTGCTGCTGGGCATCGTCAATGACCCCACCACCGCCGGGTACGGTGACAGTCATCGGGCAAGGCATTACGAGACTCCTTGGGAGGATTAGCCTATGCCTGAAACCGTAACCAAGAACATCAACAAAGTCATCTACAACGGCGAGGTACTTATTGACCTGACCGCCGATACCGTGACTGCGGACAACCTGCTGAAGGATGTCACGGCCCATGACAAGTCCGGCTCGGCGATTGTCGGCGCCTGTCCCTTTGACGTGGATTCTTCCGATGCTACTGCCGCAGTCGGCGAACTGCTGGAAGGTAAGACCGCCTACGCCAGAGGGGCAAAGATTACCGGCGCCATGAAGGACAATGCCGCTGTCGCTGGGGTGATTGCCACCAAGGAGCAAGAATACACCGTTCCACAGGGCTACCACGACGGTTCGGGTAAGGTGTCCATCGACGCCAACGAACAGGCCAAGCTGGTTCCCGGAAACATTCGCGAGGGTGTAACTGTCCTGGGTGTTGAGGGTACTATGTCCGGCAGCGAGGACTCCAAGCCCCAGGCCAAGAGCGTAATACCCTCAGCAGAGGAGCAGATAGTTCTCCCCGACGAGGAGTACAACTGCCTGTCCCAGGTGACAGTGGCGGCGATTCCCTATGTGGAAGCGGAAAACGCGGCCGGAGGCACCACCGTAACCATTGGCTGAAGGAGTGAGCCAGATGGCTGTAAATAAAGTTATAGCGAACGGCGAAGTCCTTATCGACCTGACTGGCGACACGGTAACCGCCGGTTCGCTGAAAAAGGGCGTGACAGCCCATGACAAGGCCGGTGAGATTATCACTGGAACGCTTGACCAAAGTGAAGAAATTGACGACATTGACCTGGTACTGACCTATGGATTCTCTGAGGGAACAAGAACGTTTGCAGATGACGGCACTGTCGTAGCGCAGGACTCTGCCGGCAGGATGCTGACTCGGACGTTCTCCGAAGATGGAGAGACTTGTACGTCCGTACTCACTGACAAGGCTGGTGAAGAGCTTGGCAGAATGGTGAGAATCTATGGGGAGGACTTCTCCCAAGTCACCATCACAGACCGGCACGGTAATGTCAAGGTCAAAAAGATTTCGTACAACGGTTCGCAGGTGGATGTGAACGTTGAGTAGATAGAAGAAGATCCCGGCTGTCTATGAGATGCGTCTCAACGATGGCCGGGATTTCTTTTATATTTAAGGAGGAAATGAGCATGTCTAAAATATCATACTTATGTAAAGGTGAACGAGAATGTTCTACAAATCCTCATTGTTTCAAAAATGGTGGAGAATGTAGATATAGTGACCGAGTACAAGACGCCGTAAATTTTGTAGAATTCCCTTATCCTGGAAGTGATTTTTTTGTAGAGCAGAGTGAGTTTATTTGCCCGGAATCAGTCCTACCAGATGACCGATAATCTCGGCAACATCTTTGGCGCCGTTTACAAATCGATTTTGACTAGGGTGGAAGTGTAACATTAGAGCATCCTTCTGCTTTTAACGTAATTTCCTTACTACTCGCTTACCCCCAACGGCAGCTAAACTTCCAAAGGCAATACCGGCTAGAATGTACAGCAACTTATGAGACGTCGCCTTATGTAACTCGTATTGGCGGATATCAGACTGATCCACAGCGTTAGTATGCTCTTTGATTCTATCTAGGTATTGCATTGCCTGTTCAAATGTCAAATCTTTTCTCTGTAGTTGCTCATGTATTATATCGATAGCTTTGCAATGTACGGTCATAACGTTTTCATGTGTTTTACTCGTTTCACTGTTAATATCACCATGAATACTTGAAACAACTTCAGCTATCTTACCGTTAAATTTTCTAAGCTCCTCAGGGATAGACAGCTCTTTGTCGCTAGTAATATCATTTGTGTTGACAAGGTTTTTCTTATCCACGATAACCTCCATAGGTAATAGATTTCAAATGTAGCGCGAATTATGCAAGCCCTTTTATGACCGATAATATATGAAAGGATGGGAAATGGCATGAAGAATTTCACTATGATGTTTGTTGGAGGATTGGCCGTAATTTTCGTTGTTGAAAGCATCACAATTGTCCGACAGCGAAAATTTATATCCATTCTTACAAGAGTGATTCTGAATGACATCAAGAACGATCAGGAAAACGGCAACGAGAGTGGGTAAAACCACTTTCTTTTATTTTTTGTAACCCATTATAAACTATAGGTCAAGGAAAGTCAACCCTGCTAACCGAAAGGAGAATCAAAGTGGGAAAACAACATTACAGCCTAAAGCCCATCCAGGCTCAAGATGCTCTCAACGAGCTCTGCGAATATCTGCTAGGTAAAGATTATTATATAGTCGACCCACTAGGACCTAGCCAAGCCAACGCCATCATAGTCGATGACATCAAAGAGAAGTATCCTCCTGCTAATGGCGGATTCATTTCGTGGTTTCGCTGGAAGTTTGGGAGGTGAACCGTATGAATCATGAAAACACAACAGTGATAAGAGTAGACGAGCTTGCTAAAATACTCTCTATAGGCCGCAACACTGCCTACGAACTTGTCCGCTCCAGCAAAATCCGCAGCGTGAAAATAGGTCGGACCTACAGAATTCCGCTCACGGCAGTAGAAGACTACTTGAATGCCTCTGACGAAACTGGTATAATGTAGTCAGTATCTGCTGTACGGCATTTCTGAAAGGAGGCAATTATGCCGAGCAGCAAAAAGACCGCCAATGGCGGCGGCAGTATCCGTAAGAAGACCGTGATGAAAAAGGGAAAAGAGTACATATATTGGGAAGCCCGTGTGACTGTCGGAGCTGATCCAATGACCGGAAAGCAGAGGCAGCGCTCCATTACAGGTAAGACCCAGCAAGAGGTTGCTCAAAAACTGAGGCAGCTTACCGCTGAAATAGACAACGGGACTTATCGCGAACCCTCTAAGATGACCGTAGGGGAGTGGTTGGATACTTGGCAGGAACAGTATCTCAACGACCTAAAGCCTCTTACCAAAGAGATGTACGCGACCGCTGTCCGTATCCATCTGAAACCCGCCTTGGGGATGAAGAAATTAGACGCCTTGCTGCCGGCTGATATTCAACGGTTTTACAACTCCCTGATGCAAGGTGAAAAGCCTCTGTCGGCTAAGACCATAAAGAACATCCATGGGATTTTCCATAGGGCTTTGCAACAGGCCCTTGACTTAGGTTATCTTCGCAACAACCCCGCAAACCCATGCAGGCTTCCGAGAGTCGAGAAACCGATTATTCACACGCTTGACGATGTGAGCACCAAGAAGTTTCTAAAAGCGATACAAGGCCATCGTTTTGAAAACCTCTTCCTCGTGACGCTGTTTACCGGGTTGCGTGAGGGAGAGGCTCTTGGGTTAAAATGGGATTGTGTGGACTTTACTGGCAGCTCTCTCTTGGTCGGGAGACAGCTCCAGCGTAAACGAGACGGCTCAAGTCAATACTACCTGATTTCTCCGAAGAACGGCAAGTTTCGCAAAGTCGTCCTGGCTCCTTTCGTGTTGGATATTCTTCACAGGCAAAGAGCCGAACAGGAGATATGGAAACGCATCGCTGGTAAAAGCTGGATGGATACCGGGCTGGTATTCACGGATGAACTGGGTGACAATCTCACGCCTGAAACAGTCTATAAGAACTTCAAGAAGATTGCCATTGAGATTGGATGCGAATCTCTGCATTTCCACAGTCTCAGACATTCCTACGCAGTAGCTGCCCTCCACAGCGGGGATGACATCAAGACTGTGCAGGAGAATCTTGGGCACTACACGGCAGCCTTTACTTTGGATGTGTATGGACATGTTACCGACAAGATGAGGCAGGACAGCGCCGACCGTATGCAGAAATATATTGATATTCTACATGACGAGTAAAAGCTGGTAAGGGAAAATTAACGGAAAACTTCGTGCCGGGGAAAAGAAAAAATCCCAAAAAACGGCGGTGTTAAGCCATTTCTCAGGATTTATCTGTGGCAGGGGCAGAAGGATTCGAATTTACAGCAGTGCTGTTTCCTGGTGTTGTCTAGTGTTTATACATACTAGATGTTGCGCTTTTTCGGCGCCCCAATTACCGTCAAATACCTTCTAGTACCACCTAGTACCTCCCTCTTAAGGGAAAAAATAAGGGAAACTTTTTGAAACCTTCAGTACAGCAGATACTCCATTTTTATGGTTTACCTAAAACAATAAGAAACATTTTCCTAGTTGATTCATTATCCGTAATCATATAGAATGTGATTGAGAACATCGTCCGAATTCTATCCTAGATTAAAGGAGAGCTCGGGTATGGTTATCAATAATGAATCAAGTTGTCCAGAGTGCGGAGGTAAATTGAAATATTACGATAGAGTTGAGAGAATTGTACGGACGAAAGGCCGCAGTACCAAGTGGGTAACAGTACGCCGCCTGAAATGTTGCAGATGTGGTATGCTGCACAGAGAGCTTCCAGAGTATGTATATCCGTATAAACAGTATGAGATGGAAGTCATCACGGGTGTTTTGGATGGGATAATTACATCAGACACCCTTGGATATGAGGATTATCCTTGTGGTATGACCATGGCAAACTGGATTTCGCATAAATCCCAGTTCCTCTTATGAATACATACTTAGGAGGTTCACTATGGCAAACAAGAGTACCGACATGGATAAAGAGATGGTAAAGCTACTTGAGCACTTTGCGCAAGAGTACCACAAGATAGTTGTAAAAGAAACTGTAACGCTGGTTATGCTATGCGCCGGGGCATCGGTTCTGGCATCTTTTACCGTTGAGAGTATAAAGCAGTGTGTTCGGGAACACAACTTCAGAAAGATGTATAGAAAAAAGAAGTGAGGGGCCAGCACGGCCTCTTTCTTTTTTGCTCCGCGAAATTCGCAAAGGCTATTGTGAAGGGAGTGTCTTTTATTGGCGTTCTCTATTACTTTTTCACCGACTTCTTTTTTACTTTAGAATTATTCTAACCTAGAATAGAAATCGGAGGGAAACTTAAGCCGAAAGGAGCAAGTATTATGAGTAAGAATTTGAGGCATCCGGAACTATCGGAGAAAAATCCATACTGGATTGAGAGGCACCGTTACTACGAGCTTAAGCATTTCTGCTTGCAGTACCCTCTCTGGAAGAAAGCCTATGAGGCTATTGATGGAGCGCAAAAGCGTCACGAAGATTTGGGTACAGTTATCCAAGTAAGCGGTCACAGAGACCCCACCGCAAAAGCGGCCGAGGCAATGATCTATTTTTCGACTAGGATGGACATGGTTAAGAAAGCCGCTGCTGATTCGGACGAACTACTCGCAAAGTATCTTGTCATAGGAATTACGGAGGGATGGTCCTACGATGCGCTGAAAGCTAGGTTAGAAATTCCATGCGGTAAGGATACATATTATGACCGGTATAGGAAGTTCTTCTGGTTGCTGGACAAGATTAGAGGATAAGCGCAAAAATCGCAGTCCCTGTTATGAAAGGAGGCGATATTTTATGGCTGACAAAGGAACCGGAGTTCGTCAAGCAATGCGATCGTGTATTATCGACGAGGTTGCTAAACTGCGTAGGGAAGGTAAGTCTTACAAAGAAATCGCAGTGGACCTAGGGATACCGATAGGCTACGAAGTCCGCGAGCTGCTTTGTGATACCGCTGAAAAGAATCGCCAAAAGATGTGAAGACGAAGGGGCTGTGGGGACACAGCCTTTTCTTCTTGATATTTTCCAGTACGCAAACGCCCGGGAAGCGTGCTATTTTAATATCGGAAAAATTCCCGGCTGGGAAATTTCGGAAAACATTTCAAACTCCGCGAGAATATCATCGCCTTTTATGGAACGATATTTTCATTGAAAGGGGCCCATAAACATGGACGAGAAAATTAAAGAACTGTTGGACGAGGAGATACGGTCACAAATTATCGACCTTGCCTCATTCAAGAGCGGCAGTAAAGAAAAGGCGGATGCGATCGATGATCTGGCCACACTATACAAGCTGCGTATCGAGGAGGTTAAAGCCGAGATGGACCTGGACGATAAAGTCGACGCTCGCGACAGCGAAGACCGTTATCGTCAGGAACAGCTGAAGGAAAGGACCAAAGACCGGTACATCAACTTGGGCATAGCTGCGGCTGGTATTGTATTACCGCTGATATTTAACTGCGTCTGGATGAGCAAAGGGTTTGAGTTTGAGAAGACTGGAACATTTACCTCTACCACATTCCGAAATCTGTTCAGCCGTTTTAGGACGACCACGAAGTAAGTTCCAATCGGGGAGTGCGCGCAATACGCGTGTCCTCTTCGATTTTACTCGCTAAAAATACATATCCTTTTATGGAAAAGAGAACAAAGAGCTCTTTACTCTTGACTAATTCAAGGATGGACTGTACACTGATTACAGAACTTCCGAGTTAAACATAGGAGGAATATGTTATGAATTTCTTTAATGAGGCAAAAATCAAGGCGTTCGAAACCGGACGATATATCTGCGAGAAATGCGGGTCCGTGATGAAATTCGAGAATGAATGGGAAGAAACCCTAATCTGCGAGAAATGTGGCCATGAGGTAGAGTTAGAGAAATATGGCTTCACAGATGAAGAATATGAGGATCTGTATCCAACCTTAGAAGAAGTGTTGGAGCTGGAAGAAGGTTCGAACGACGATTAAGAAACATAACAAAAATTCACAGAGAGGAGAGTCCTGACGAGGGCTCTTTTCTTTTTTTGCGCATTTTTTGCATTGTCTTTTATAGAAAACTATAAATGGAGGTTGTCATATGGGATACATAAAGCAAGGATTTCAATTGGTGATAGGGGTGTGTCTAGGAAAGGCGGTATATGACCTAATAAACAATGCCGGGGGTAGAGTAATTCAACACTTGGTGCCTGAAAAATATTGGAATATCCACCATCCTGATTATCCGCTTAGACCTAAGGTTGAAAAATCTGGGGAAATCCATAGTCAAAATCCGATAGGTTTCAAAGTAGATTGAGTCGCACAGGCTCTTTCTATTTTTTGTTGGGAGGACAACGATGCGGTACCACTACAAGAAGCCTGTAATATGCCTGACTATGTACGGCAAAGTCTATATCTGTAATCATCCGGTGTACAACCGCTGCACTTTATTTCAGATAGGCGATAAAGGATTAGCCGTGATTCAGCAAAGGTTTTCTCACGATACGAAATCTACATATTGGAGCGAGATAGACCCATGGCTGGCAAACGATTTATATTTACATCCGAAATTCAAGCAATATTTTGACAGCCGTGCAGGAACTTGTACGGACGAGCTTTATCCAACAGTAACAGTTAGGCAAATCATGTGGGCGTTAAAGATGAAACCGCTGAAAAGAGAAAGATGGGAAACCGTCTTCGATAGACGAAACATTTAATTTGTGGAGGACAGTATGAAACAGCTTACTGGATATTTGAACATTGACAAAGTGTCCTTAACTTATCCGGATTTCTTGATGATAACCAAAAACGCTTGCAAAAACATCCGCGAGCGTTACTACGAAAAGTTAGATAAGGACACCGTATATACGTCGTTTACAATAGGACTTCGTGATGGTGAGATTTTGATACGAAAACTTCCATACCATTAAGTTTCACGCAATTTTTGCAATTCATATTATGAAAGTAAATCTGAAAGGAGCATTCGTATGAAAGAATTCAAAGAATGGAACACCTGGTCAATCGGAGTCAAGATTGTAATGCTAGTATGGGCCGTACTTACGATAATAAGCGCTATTTATAGCGCCGTAAGTACAGTCCTGCTGGTCGAGCCGAAATGGTTCCGGGACGCCAGAAAGTACATGAGTTATCAAGTGAGAAAACACCGAAAGCAGATTTATTGATTAAGGCGGAGGCCCGGGCAGGGCCTTTTCGTCTTGCGCCAATTTTCCATGTTCCTTTATGAAAACCACATTCTGAAAGGAGCAGAAGGAGCATGGACGAAATGAAAATTGTCTCTGGATTCACAACTACACTGGTGTCGAAAGTGCTGAGGTTCGCTTTAAGGAAGAAGTTGGGTTATGATATTCATATCCAGCTTAACATCTTAGAAGCCACCATCAAAGACGGTAAGACGCATGTGCATATTGACGCGGATGCGGAGATGGATAAGGACGAGCTTGCAAAAGTTCTGAAGTCTGTTGGAATTTAAGAGATGGCCCGCAAGGGCTTTTCTCTTTTCGATTTCCGTTGTGAACCTTTTACTTTTTAGAAAGGAGTATATGCTATGAAATTGTTCAAGTCATTAAGCAGAGTCTGTTTCAAGGCGTGTATGAGCTTAAAACGAGGCTCACCTACTATTCTGACATGTGTTGGCGCTGTTGGATTTGTAGCAACTGTAGTGATGGCTGTGCGTGCTACGCCGAAAGCAGTTAAGTTGATAGAGAACGACAGCCTAAAACAACACGACGGCGACCCATATGCGTATACAAAGAAAGAGGCGGTTCGCTCTGCCTGGAAATGTTACCTTCCCTCCGCAGCCGTAGGCGCAGCGACTTTAGCCTGTATGTTTGGTGCAAACGCTTTGAACAAACGGCAGCAAGCGTCTATTGCTAGTTTATACGCCCTTGTGGACCGTTCTTATAAGGAGTATCGCAGTAAGGTCAAGGAACTTCTTGGGGAAGACGGAGACAAGCAGATCCGAGAAGAAATAGCCAAAGACAAGTGCGCCGAAACACGTCCGCCTGAAGAGGGTTACTTGCTATTCTGCGATGAGTATCGAGGGGAGTGTTTTGAGCGCACCATGACGCAGGTCATCCAGGCAGAGTATCATTTTAACCGCAATTTTGTACTGCGGGGCGAGGCCAGCTTGAATGAGTTCTACAGTTTCTTGAACTTGGAGCCGATTGATGGCGGTGACGAAATCGGCTGGGACATTGGTTTTGGAGAGGAATTCGCAGGATATTCCTGGATAGATTTTGAGCACGAAACATTTACAATGGAAGACGGCATGGAATGCTGCTTGATAAACTATCCATTTCCGCCAGTTCATCTGTTAGCTACTCTCGAAGACGTTGAGGAGTACAATAAAATGCTGGAGGCGTATTATCCGCAAAAATCGCAGGCTCTGTTATGAAAGGAGGCGTAGTGAATGAACAAATCTAACCTTTTGAAAGGCTTGAGTATTCTTGCCGCAGGAGCCGGTTTAGTATTGAACATACTGAACAGTTTTATCGATGACAAGAAGATGGAGCAAAAGATTGAGGAAAAAGTGAATGAAGCGCTGTCCAAAAGAGAGCAGGAGTCCTGACAGGGACTCTTTCTCTTTATATTTTTACAATCGAAAGGAGAGTCAGAAATGGCTAAGATCAATTTTTCAGCCATTGCCAAAACTTTTGGCCGAGGTTTGAAGGAACGAAGTCCTGAAATCCTGGTTGGTATAGGTATCGTCGGAATGATAGGTGCAGCTATTATGGCGGTAAAGGCTACACCAAAAGCCTTGGAGCAGATTAAAGAAACTGAAAGGGAAACGAAGGAGTCGCTCACTCCTAAAGATACTTTCAAGGTAACGTGGAGGAATTATGTTCCGTCCGTAGTAACGGGGACACTCTCGGCGGCCTGCATTATTGGCGCAAATTCTATACACCTGCGTAGGAAAGCAGCCTTGTCGGCGGCATGCGCTTTGTCAGAAACAGCATTGGCAAACTTCAAATCTCATGCCATCGAGCGTATCGGCGAAAAGAAAGTTAAGGAGATTGCGGACGATGTTGCAAAAGAGCAAATTGATAAGAACCCGGTTTCTGACAAAGAGATCATCTTCACGTCTAAGGGCAATACCCTTTGCTACGACCCATGGTGTGGCAGATATTTCAGAGGAGACATAGACTACATCCGGAAAGCAGAATATTATCTCAATCAAGAGATGCAGTCCATGGGTTATACATCGCTGAATAATTTCTACTATCTGATAGGCCTCGACGAAACCAGGGTTGGAGAAACGTTGGGGTGGAACATTGCAAATGGCCGGGTGGAACTCGACTTGAGTTCTCAGCTTGCAAAAAACGATGAGCCATGCGTTGTTTTGGGTTTTTATAAAGATCCCCATTACGATTTTGAGGGCCGGTAACCCGCGAAAAACACAACCTCTATTATGGAACAGAATTCCAAATAAACTTAAAGGAGCGTACAAATTATGGAAAACGCAGAAGTTGTAACGAATGAGATTATCGACATCGCTGATCATGTCATGGAGGCTGAACCGGCCCCGGTAACGGAGGTGATTGCCAAGCGCAATGGAGGCGCATTTATGACCGGAGCGATTGCGAGCAGTGTGGCCATTGCCGCGATCTATCTGGGCTACAAATATGTCGCCAGGCCGCTTTGGGCGAGACACAAGGCTAAGAGCCGGAAACCCGAAATGATCCATACGGACGGCAAAGAGGTCGAGACAGACAGCAGCAACGAAACGCCTGAGGAAGACGAGACCTGAGTGAAGAATTCTGAGAGGAGAGGGCGCCTGTAACAGGGCGTCTTCTCTTTTATATTTTTTTGAAAGGGGATTCCCCAATGGAAGACTATAAGTCCAATTCCCATAAAGCACGGGAAAAGGAGAGTAAAAGGGCGGAGGCCCCGCCTAAAAAAGTGGAAAAAGTTGTTTCCGGAATCGCAAAGGTACAAAAGAAAAGCGGCGTTCAGAAGTTCGCCGGAGCGCTGGTATCGGATGATATGGAGAAAGTAAAAAGCTATATCCTTGAGGATGTTATCATACCGGCTCTTAAGGATACTATCCTGGACATTGTAAAAGCGGTTCTCGGAGTAAACGGACGCTCTGATAAAAACCGTTCTACCACAAAGGTACAGTATGGCAGTTTCTTTGACAAAGGCAACGGCCGTCGTGATAAAAGAGACTATCGTTCCAGAGATGACTGCGGTTACGATAATATCGTATTTTCATCAAGGGGTGACGCTGAGGCGGTATTAAGCACTATGGACGATATTTTGGACCAGTACGGTATTGTCAGTGTCAGCGATTTGTACGAGGCGGCGGATATTGACACAAATAACTACACGCTCAATAAAATTGGTTGGACAAGTATCCGCAGCGCAGATATTATTCGGGTTCGAGATGGGTGGATGATTAAATTTCCAAAACCAGCCCCCATTGATGACTGATTAAGGAGGAAATTCATGAAAAACCTTGCTGTATCCGGCGCTTTGCAAAAGAAAATTAGCATGGCCGGACTGAAATTGAAAAAATACTCGCCAGAGATCCTGTTGATTGGTGGGGTTGTAGGGGTGGTGGCCACGATCGTGTTGGCCTGTCGTGCTACTACGAAAGTTGGTGATGCCCTGTCAGAGGTTGCAGAGACCTCCGAAAAAATCAACGGCGCTCTTGCTGCTGGAGTAATTCGCCAGGCTTCTGACCCGGAAAAAGAAGAAAAGTATACGGAGGATGATGCCAAGCAAGACATGACTATTGCATATGTTCATACAGCGGTCAGGTTTGCGAAACTGTATGGTCCGGCGGCTCTTCTTGGCGCAGTGTCTATCTCCAGTATAGTCCTCTCCCACAATATCATGAATAAGCGCAATCAAGCTGTTTCTGCAACATTGGCAGCTGTTACAGCCAGCTACAGTGGTTATCGTAAGAGAGTAGCCGAGCGTTTCGGTGACGAGGTTGAGCGTGAACTCAAATATGGCATCAAAGCTCGGAAGTTTGAGGAAACGGTTACAGATGAGAAAGGCAAGGAAAAGAAAGTAAAAAGCACTGTTAATGTCGCCGACCCCAATGTAGAGGACCCCTACCTGCTCTGGTTTGATGATGTTACAAGACACTATGAGCCGAATCACGATTACAAGATGATGTTCCTGAAACAGGCCCAGAATCACGCGAACGACAAGCTCCGGGCGCAGGGATACTTGTTCCTCAGCGACGTGTATGACATGTTGGATATTGAGCGAACAAAAATGAGTCAGTGCGTAGGCTGGGTCTACCGGCCAGAGGATGACAGCCGGGACAACTATGTTGACTTTGGTATCCAGGAGCTGAACAAGGTTTCCGGAGACACATACGAGCCCTCTATTTCGTTGTGCTTCAACGTGGATGGCAATATTCTCGATATGATTTGAGGAGGAAAAAGTCATGAAAGGTATTATATTTTTAGCAATGTCTGCTATGGCCGGTATCTGCTTTATGAGTGGCCTGACGATTCTTACAGGAGGTAAAACGTAATGACAGACAGCTTTGGTAACTTTATCTCTATGCTGGACTATGTCCTGAACACAAAACGTAAGCGGCACATTACCGGCGGCGTTCTGTTGAGCGTATCCTTGCTCTTTGGAGGACTGGCGCTTACAGCCATCACGCTAAGAGCTGATACAGATGAGGAGGAAGAGGACGATGAATAAAAATCTGTGTTTCATTCTCGGTTGGATCGGTGGGGCGGCCTGTGGGGTTTTGGCCACAAGAAAGTTTTTCCGTGACAAATATGAACAGCAGGCCCAAGAAGAGATTGATTCGGTAAAGGAGAGTTTCGCCAAACTGACCGAGAAGTATAAAAAGAGCAAAGAAAAGCTCAATGCGGTTTACGGTCAGAATGCTATCCCTACGGCTAAACCAGACTTGGCCGAGTATACAGCGAAATTGAACGAATTCCACTATGTATCCTCTGCACAGGAGCCGACTTACGGCAGTGATATTGAGGTGATATCTCCAGAGGAGTACGCTGAAGACGACAGCTACGATACCATCAGTCTCACCTACTATGCGGACGGAGTCCTGGCAGATGACGATGACCGGCACATGGACGAGGAATCTATCCGAAATGCTGTGGGAGAGGACCCCTTCAAGCATTTTGGGGAGTATGAGGAGGACACGGTATATATCCGAAACGACACGCAGAAAACGTACTATGAAATTTGCCGCGACGAACGGACATATGATGAGGTCTTGGAAGAGCGGCCATATCTTGAGGAGGACTAATGAAGGAGAAGGACGTGCAGATGCTGTATTACGATTGGCTCTGTGCTCATATCGGCGAAAAAACTGGTGGATACAGCAAGCTGCTGGAATATCTCTATGCCCGGGATTTTACATACATAATCCCACTGGACGGGAACCGCGCGGCAGACGGCATCGACCTGAGATACAATTTCGGACGGGAAAAGGGTATTGCGGACTACATCATCGCAAGCTATCTGGATCACCGCCCTTGCAGCATTCTGGAAATGATGGTTGCGCTTGCCACTCGGTGTGAAGTACACATTATGGATAACCCCGAGTACGGAAACCGGACGAGTCAATGGTTTTGGGAAATGGTGCAAAATCTCGGATTGTCGAAGATGACAGATGGGAGATTTCGCCATGGGGACGCTGAGCGCATTATTAACCGGTTCCTCGACCGTGAGTACGGGCCTGACGGGAGTGGAGGACTATTCACTGTCGGGAGCGGTCATGGAGACATGAGGTCTGTTGAAATATGGTATCAGATGGAATGGTACTTGGACAGATTCGATTGATATTTTGTAAGAGAGGAGGAGAGCACTGGATGGTATGTTTGATTTTCTGATGATTTCAACTCGAAGTACAAAGCGCGGCGTGATAGAGATCTATCCTAAGTTCATCATTAAGAACAGCTCAGACTTAATGATACGAGGCGGAGACTTTTACGCTGTATGGCTTGAAGATCGGGGATTATGGTCTACTGACGAGCAGGACGTAGTCCGATACATTGATCGAGAGCTTGATATTTACGCAAAAGAAAACAGCCAGCGCTTTGACTCCAACATACAGGTTCTGCATATGTGGGACAATGAATCCGGGATGATAGACTCCTGGCACAAATACTGCCAAAAACAAATGTGGGATAACTACCACATGCTTGACGGCAAGCTGGTATTTACCAACAGCCCGACAGACAAGAAGGATTATTCCAGCAAGAGGCTCACATATCCCTTGGAACCCTGTGAGACACCTGCCTATGACCGTCTGACATCGGTTCTGTATACCGACGAGGAGCGTCATAAGTTTGAATGGGCGATTGGCGCAATTGTTACTGGCGCATCAAAAAAGCTACAAAAGTTTATGGTGTTCTATGGTGCTGCCGGAACAGGTAAGTCGACCATCGTGAACATTATCGACCAGCTATTCGAGGGGTATTCCGTTGCGTTTTCAGCGAAGGAACTGGGTTCAGCGAGCAGTGCGTTTGCTATGGAACAGTTTCGGGCGAACCCGTTGGTAGCGATAGACAATGACGCAAAACTGTCTCGGATTGACGATAATACTCGCATCAACAAGTTGGTGTCCCATGAAGTTATGACTGTAAATGAGAAGTTCCAAAAGACCTATACGAATAGTTTTCAATGTTTCCTTTTCCTGGCCACGAACGAACCTGTGAAAATTACGGACGCAAAATCCGGCCTAATCCGGCGACTGATCGACGTAGTCCCAACCGGAGATAAAATACCGGTAAAAGAGTATAACTCGCTTGTGGAACAGGTAAAGTTCGAGCTGGGGGGTATTGCCTGCCATTGCCGGGATGTGTATCTCGCTGACCCGCACAGGTATGACGATTATATCCCAACTCGGATGTTGGGAGCGACTAATGACTTTTACAACTTTGTGCTGGACTCCTATCCCATTTTCAAACAGGACGATGGGGTTTCAGCCAGTGCGGCCTGGGCCATGTATAAAACTTATTGTGAGGAGGCAAGGGTGCTCAATCCATTATCCAGCAGGCCGTTTAAGGAGGAACTAAAGAACTACTTCCGTGAGTTCAAAGACCGGCCCACCCTATCGGACGGTACAAGACCTAGGCAGTATTATAGCGGATTTCGTTTTGAGAAGTTTATGTACGATCAAAACCAGGAAAGTGCAAATTCGGAAACAGGGCCGGCCTGGCTTAACTTAGCAGAGCAACCGTCTATATTTGATACTGTGTGTGCAGACTGTCCCGCTCAGTATGCGTCATCAAAGGATACGCCAACTAGAAAATGGGATAATGTTGTCACTAAGCTGTCGGATTTGGATACTTCAAAGGTTCATTATGCGAAGGTGCAGGAGGCTCATATAGTCGCCGACTTTGATATGGTGGACGAAAATGGTAACAAGTCTTTAGAACTCAACATGAAAGAGGCCGTCAAATGGCCACCAACATACGCCGAACTAAGCAAAAGCGGTGCCGGTATCCATCTCCATTACATGTATACAGGTGATGTGTCAAAACTAAGCCGGGTATATGACGACCATATTGAAATTAAAGTATTTACAGGCAAGTCTTCACTCCGCCGCAAATTGACAAAGTGTAATAATCTCTCAATATCGGAGATCAGCTCTGGCTTGCCATTGAAGGAGGACAGCAAAATTGTAAATTTTGAATCTATAAAAAACGAGAAAGGGCTTCGCACACTGATAAAGCGTAATCTCGCTAAAGAGATACACCCAGGAACGAAACCAAGTGTGGATTTCATATATAAGATTTTGGAGGATGCATACAATGATGGCCTGAACTATGATGTGACCAATATGCGCGGTTCAGTCCTTGCTTTTGCGGCTGGCAGCACACATCAGGCCGATTACTGCATCAAACTTGTCAACAAGATGAAGTTCAAGTCGGACGAGCCGTCCGAGCCTATCGCTAATACTTTAGAAGAAAAGCCGCTGGTGTTCTATGATGTGGAGGTCTTCCCTAACCTATTCCTTGTGAACTGGAAGGTTCAGGGCGAGGGAAAGCCAGTTGCCAGAATGATTAACCCTAAGCCGAAAGAACTTGAGGAACTTCTTAGCTTTAGGTTAGTTGGATTTAACTGCCGCCGGTACGATAACCACATCCTGTATGCAAGATATATCGGATATGATAATGAGCAGTTGTACAAGCTTTCGCAGAAAATTATATCCGGAAATTCAAACTGTTTCTTTGGGGAAGCGTATAACCTCTCCTACACGGATGTATATGACTTTTCCAGTAAAAAGCAGTCGCTCAAAAAGTTTGAGATCGAGCTTGGCATTCACCATCAAGAGCTGGGATTGCCTTGGGATCAACCAGTGCCGGAGGAGCTGTGGATTAAAGTTGCAGAGTATTGCGACAACGATGTTTTGGCTACCGAGGCGGTGTTCAATGCTCGTAAAGCTGATTTCACAGCTAGGCAAATTCTGGCCGACGTGGCTGGTATGACTGTCAATGACACGACCAACTCGCTGACTACCAGGATTATCTTCGGTAAGAACAAGAAACCACAGAACGTCTTCAACTACCGTAACATGGGGGTAATTCCTACAGACGAGGCGGTATGTACCCATACTATCACTCCGGATGGCGTCTTCTTTACCAATTTCGGAGATGAGGATTACACCGTATTTGACGAGTGCGGATGTCCTATCTTTCCGGGGTATAAGTATGAAAACGGCAAGTCTACATATCGCGGTGAAGAAGTTGGCGAGGGTGGATATGTCTACTCTGAGCCTGGTATGTACAGCAACATTGCCCTGCTTGATATAGCCTCTATGCATCCGTCGAGCATCGTTGCCGAGAAACTGTTTGGAGAAGAGTACACGCAGCGATTCAAAGATATTTTGGACGCTCGTATCGCCATTAAGCACAAGGACTTTGATAAAGCCCGGAAGATGCTGAATGGCGCTTTGGCGAAATATCTGAACGACGAAAATGCTGCTGCCGACTTGGCTCAGGCTTTGAAAATAGCCATTAACTCGGTGTATGGCCTGACTGCCGCAAACTTTGAGAACGCATTCCGCGATGCTCGGAACAAGGACAATATAGTTGCCAAGAGAGGCGCACTGTTCATGATCAACCTCAAGCATGAAGTACAGAAACGCGGCTTCACCGTTGCTCATATCAAAACAGATTCCATCAAGATTCCGGACGCAACTCCCGAAATCATTCAGTTTGTTATGGATTACGGTCAGCAGTACGGCTACAACTTTGAGCATGAGGCTACTTATGACCGTATGTGCCTGGTAAACGACGCCGTGTATATTGCTAAATACGCAACGGTTGAGCGGTGTGTTGATTTGTACGGGCAAGACTATGTACTCAACGCCAAGGATACAGTGAAAGACTGTAAGAAACATCCTGGCGAATGGACTGCTACCGGAACCCAGTTCCAAGTTCCCTACGTGTTCAAGAAACTTTTCAGCAGGGAAGACATCAAGTTCGAGGATATGTGCGAGACGAAATCGGTCAGCACCGCCATCTATATCGACCGTGATCCCGAGGAAGCCTTACGCTACATCAATAATCCAAACATGACTGTCGATACCGAGAGTGATATTTGGCTGGACAACAAGCATTTGCTGCACTTTGTCGGTAAAGTAGGCTTATTTACACCGGTAAAGCCTGGAGCAGGAGGCGGTACTTTGGTTCGTAAAAGCAAGGCGAAAGACGGTACAGATAAGTACGATGCCGTTACCGGGACGAAGGGGCATAACTGGATGGAATCCGAGATGGTGCGTATCTTGAACAAAGAAGACTATATTGACCGCTCTTACTATGATAATTTGGTTACTGAAGCGGCCGAGTCCATCTCAAAGCACGGTGATTTCGAGTGGTTCACATCGGACGATGTTTTGGAGGCTGCCAAGACCGCGTAAAACGCACGTTATATAACGAAAGGGAGAGGACCTTAGAGGTTCTTTCCCTTTATTTTTTTCAAGGGAGGCCAGATTATGGCTCGCAAAGATATACCCAATATCATTATTGAAGAAGCTAATATCCTGTTCCGTAACTTCGCCGGTAAGGCGGACAAGTACAACCGTGAAGGCAACCGCAATTTCTGTGTGATTATCGACGATACGGAACAGGCGCAGAGACTCTTGGAAGACGGATGGAATGTTCGCATTCTTCCAGCCAGGGATGAAGACGAGGAGCCTCGCCATTACATCCAAGTAGCCGTGAGTTTCAAGAACATTCCGCCCCAGGTGCATCTGCTGACAGAACGGCAGCGTCGTAGAAAAGAGGCCGGAACACGACTGGACGAAGAGTCTATCGTATGCCTTGATACGGCAGATATTGTGAACGTAGATCTTGTCATTCGTCCATACGAGTGGGAAGTCAACGACAAGAGAGGCGTCAAAGCCTATCTGAAGACCATGTATGTAACCATCGAAGAAGACGAGTTTGCTGAGAAGTACGCAGCTTTGGAGGGGCCTGCTGACGACTAAGCAAATGGATATTTTCGGAGTGCCGTCTTTACATGACGTGTTAAATGTCCAGTAAACCGAGATAAGAGGAAACAGCTCCATGTAAACTGAAAGGAGAATCTAGCATGGCGAAGTATAAGAAACCGGATTGGAAACCGAATGATGCGCCAAATAGCTGGAATGCTCGCAAAGAAAAGAAACATCCCGAACCATTAAAAAAGTCCAGTCATTACCCATGGAGCTCTAGCGAAAACGTTTCGACATCGCTCAATCATCAAGGGGAGTTTTCGAAAAAGATAAAAACTCTTGCGTATAGCAGACCCCTTTTTGAAGTGTGGAATGATTTTGTTATGCTTGCGTCCTGCGCCATATCCAATGCGTTTGACAGAATGAATTTCGAACAGCGTGAGAATCTCTATATGCGTATTATCAGTAAGTATAGGGACAACGACCGTTATGTGTTTACAGAGTTACTTACGCTAACAGTTGACGCGCTGGAAAAGAATCCAGACCAGGACTTCCTCGGGAGTATCTTTATAGAGTTAGGGCTGGCCAATAAGCACAACGGACAATATTTCACACCGTACGATGTTGCAAAAGCTATGGCAGAGATAACTCTTGGTGACGTTGAGGACACCTTGGCCAAGAGTGGAGCTGTTACAATACATGACTCATGCTGCGGCAGCGGCGCTCTTTTAATTGCATCCATAAACGTAGCGCGTAAGAAGTTAAGTTGTAGTGGGATAAATTTCCAAAACGTTGTCTTTGTTTCGGCTCAAGATATTGACCCAACTGTGGCGGCCATGTGTTACATCCAGCTTTCACTTCATGGTGTAGCGGGGCACGTTAAGGTTGGAAACGCCCTTGTGGAGCCTGTAGCGACTACAGATTACTTCGAGAATTACTGGTTTACACCTATGTACTTTTCTGATGTATGGCGTACCCGGAGAACAATTGCGGCATTCATGGACTTGATAGGGGGTATTGACAATGAAAAAATTTGACCTCGGTATGCTTGTAGCAACGCTCGGGGTAAACAGCCGCATGGCATTCGACACGAGTTTTCGCGTATTTGTAACAACTTCGTTACAACGATACGAAGCCTGCGATTGGGGCACTCTTAGCAACGAAGATAAAGCTCAAAGCGAATATGCGGTCGAGCATGATGAACGCATCATGGGGCAGTACGAGTGTTCCGGTCAACCAAAAATATGGATCATCACCGAACCGAATCGGAGCACCACTACGGTTCTATTTCCTGAAGAATACTAAGGAGGCTATCATGAGAGTGATTTTGACACTGGAAGACTGCCGGTGCAAATTGGTAGATTTCTATGAAACCGTAGCAAAAAGGGCAGGAATTAAGTTCGATGACAATTCCATGTTCGACTGCCGGAAAATCCTGATTACAAAAAGGGTCCAATTTGAAATCAGGTCTTATTATCACGAACAGGGTATGACCGAGGAGGAAATCGGTATCACTCTTGCTCAGTATGGACCAAAAGCGTCATTGCAGGAAACCTTGGAGACGCCGTACATAGCCGAGATTCAGGACGGCTTTATCACCGAGTATCCAAGGTCTAGTGTGTAGATGAGTATTGAACTTCGTAATCACCAGCTTGACGCAGTGCAGCGAATGCGTAACGGCTGTATCCTTTGCGGCGGGGTCGGTTCTGGCAAGTCCAGGGCGGCCCTGTCCTATTATTATCTTGAACAAGGCGGCGATCCCATCAGTTTGACGGGCGGCGAATATATGCCAATGGATGATACCAGAATTCAAGACCTATATATCATCACTACCGCCAGAAAGCGCGATACGCTGGAATGGAACGGTGAACTCATACCGTTTCTGATGACCGCTGGCACTGAGAGCAAACTATACAATCATAAAGTAATAATAGATTCCTGGAACAATATAGGAAAGTATTCGGATGTTACAGATGCTTTCTTTATATTTGATGAACAGAGGGTGGTTGGCTCTGGCGCATGGGTCAAAGCGTTCCTAAAAATCACCATGCGGAACAACTGGATTCTTTTATCAGCAACCCCAGGGGACACATGGTCTGACTATATTCCGGTGTTCATTGCTAACGGATTCTATAAAAATCGAACGGAGTTTATCCGCGAGCATATCATTTATAAGCGGTTCAGCAAGTTCCCGCAAGTAGACCGGTATGTTAACACCAAAAGGCTTATTCGACTACGCGACCGCATCTTGGTAGACATGGATTTCGACAGACAAACTGTTTCCCATCACGAGGATGTACATGTCGGGTATGATGTTCTTGCCTATAAAGCGATAAAACGTGACCGTTGGAATCCGTTCGAGGATAAACCCATCAAAGACGCAAATGAGTTCTTTCGACTTCAAAGAAAGCTGGTAAACTCTGACGAGTCTCGCAGCGTCGCGGTTTTGGAGCTGATGGAAAAACATCCCAAAGCCATCATCTTCTATAACTTCGACTACGAGCTTGATATTCTGAAAGAACTGGGTTACGCTGAAGGGACAGAAGTGGCAGAGTGGAACGGCCATAAGCATCAACCCATACCAGAAGGCGACGCTTGGGTCTACCTGGTTCAGTATAACGCCGGCTGTGAAGGATGGAACTGCGTTAAGACAGATACCATCATTTTCTACTCACTGAACTACAGCTATAAGGTGATGGAGCAAGCTTCTGGACGGATAGACAGGATGGACACGCCGTATAAGGATTTGTATTACTATCATCTGAAGTCAAACAGTTGGATTGACATCGAGATCAGTAAGTCGTTGGCTAATAAAAAAGACTTTAATGAGGGGGCGCATCGAGCAAAGGTGAAAAAGCAATTTGAAGAGGATGCGATAGCGGCTAAAATAGCACAGCGGCGAAGGCAGGTTCTTGTCCATAGCGTTATCTACTATCGGATGAATGATAACATTGTGGATGATCAAACCTGGTCGAAATGGGCGCTTGAGCTGGAAGAACTGCAAAAGGCATACCCCGAGATTGCCGCCAGCCTTCCTTATGCTGAAGAATTCAAAGACTTCGATCACTCCAGCGGCTACAATTTGCCTCTGGACGACCCGTGGGCTGTAAAAAAAGCGAAACAACTATTACAATGGGAAGGGAAAGGTTCTACGTATGGGACGCAAACTGAATTCGGAAACGCCGCTTGAAATCACCATCAAGACTCGAAACAACCAAGAGCGCAACCAGATTGGCGAGAAGATTCATAATGTGCTAAAGGGTAATCCCGACTATGTTAATAACGCTATCGTTTTGAATATCGACCGTGATAAGCGGGTACGATTGTGGGTCTATGACGAATCAGAAACGCAGCTAAACATGGTTGCGACTAAGGAGGTGGCTCATGAAGACGGGTGACGTGGTTATTGTAAAAGTCGATCCCTTCGTCGACAGGCATTACCTATACACCGGAAAAAGGAAGGCTGCCTTTATGACCGGCATAGTGGAGTTTGTATCTGAGCGGTGGATAACGGTCATGCTGTTAAGCGACAAAAACCGTTCTCCGCTATACCGAGAGTCTTTCTGGAAGGAAAACGTTTACAAAAAACGCAGAAGGGGATATCAAAAATGATTGACGCATCTCAAATCAATTGGAACATCATTGCGGTGGACTTTGACGGCACGTTGTGTGAGAACAAATATCCGAAGATAGGCGAACCGAATGAGCAGATCATCGCTTACATTCGCGGGATGAAAAAACTAGGCGCCCGGTTAATTCTTTGGACATGCCGTGCTGGGAAACTCCTCCAGGATGCGGTGGAGTGGTGTAGTGAACGGGGTATCGTCTTTGACGCCGTGAATGAGAATCTTCCGGACATCATCGAATATTTCGGCGGCGATACAAGGAAGGTCTACGCCCATGAGTACATAGATGATAAGAACTGCAAATTATTCGACTTGCCTTACAAGGCCGAGAGAGGAGAAATCAAATGAGTAAATCCTATTTTGACATCGCGATCGGAGTAGTTGGTCTTGCCGCCAGCCTGCTGGGCATCGGCTACGCTATTGGCCAGCGCAAAAAGCTGAAGGATGTGAGCGAGAAAATCGACCGCTCCGTGAGTGAGCTGTCCTCCAACATTAACATTGATATTTCGGAGGAAGTGGTCAACCGTGCCGTCACAAAAGCTATTGAGCGGGAAACTTCTCTTGCAGCCAGCCGTGCCACGGTTAATGTAGCGAACGCTATAGAATCCGATATCAGCGGTCAGGTGCGGAAGGCTGTCAACGACACTTATCAGGACATCAGGAAGTCCGTGGAAGAAGAGACCGCGAAGAAAGTAGCGAAGATTGATATTTCTTCCTTGAAGAAGGAGGTCGTCAAAAAGGCCAAAGAGGCGGTTGCCGAGAAGTTTGACGACAGCTTGGATGAGGTCCTGTCAGAGTTTAAGGACAATCTGGGGAATGTGGCAAAAATCTATCAATCGATAGCCAGCGTGTTCCCCAACTCTTCATCGGGAGGAAAAGCGTTCACGTTCAGCTTGGGCGCTTAGGCCTTGGCGAGTTCAGTTGATATTTTTCCTAATCAATGCTATACTCATAATAGATACACTCAGCACGCGCAAAATACAGTTTCTATTATGGAAGGAGGTTGACTAAGCTATGGCTGAACGCGACAATTCTTACCTTCTGGATGGAGGTGATTCTGTGGGCATGACGAACGAACAGTACAAGGGAATGCTGCTGGATGAGTTGGAAGATTGGCAGGAAGTCCTTGAGATGGCCGTTGCGTCCGAGAACGCCGAGATTCAGAAGAAGGCTGAGAAACAAATCGCAAAGATCAATCAAAAGCTGAAGTTCTAATCTCACTACCAAAGGAGAGGGTCTACGGAAACGTAGGCTCTTTCTTTTTATATTTTGAAAGGAGATAAATCATGAAAGTAAAAACCTTAATCACATATCTTTCTCAGTTTAATCCGGAGGCCACGGTCGCTCTAAATGATTATTACGGTTATGAGGCATTGTTTGTTCTTGCCCGGTCCGATGATGACAGCAAAGTGTGGATTGAGGGAGAAGCCGACTGTGATATTCAATCTGAGATCCTAGCTCGATACGAAGCTGTTGAGGCTGGCGAATTAACTGAACTTGATTTTTACTCTGATCTTATTGAAATAGGTATAGACTATGATTTGATAAAGCGTGAGATAGGAGAAAAGGAAGCCATTTGTATGCAAAAGTTCTGTGAAGAACACGGACTGATATAGAGCAAACTGCTTTGAAAGGGTGATATCATGAGCACCAATGTATGCCAGGAAACTCGCTTTTGCAAGGTGGGTGAGGAGCATGGCTATTTTCACACTTGGGAGCATTACTCAAAACCTCTTCCAGCTAGTCCACTAATTGGTGGCGAGCCTGCTGGAGTGTTTAGCCAGGTATTTGGAATTGTAGAGTTTCATGATGGCGTCCGCCGGATAGATCCAGTACGAATCACATTCCTCGACGAGGTTCCGAAAGAACTAATGGATATAAAGAAATATATCGAGGAGGAAATAAAGTAAAGCTAGAGACAGTCCTAGTTCTTATATACTTGAAAGGAGAAAAAACATGAGCATGGAATTTATCAACTTCAGAACGGCTATTATGGAGCACTTTGCCAAGCTGAGCGAGACTGCTGATCACCTTTACGAGGTAGAAGTAGACAAGGACGAACTGTGGAACCTGTATCTGGACAGCTTCCCGGCTGGAACAAATGAAATCTATCGGGAGCGCCGCGAGTACGATTGCAGTTGCTGCCGGCAGTTCATCCGTGCTATCGGCAATGCTGTAGTCATTAAAGACGCTATTGTCCATACCATTTGGGAACTTACCGATCTCGGTTCCACATTCCAGCCAGTTGCAGATGCTCTGGACGCTTTTATCAAGACCCACGCTGTCACGGATGTTTATATTTCCAAGTTTGCTAAGATTGGAACCAATAAGAACCACGAACAGCTTTCAGACGGCACTGTTAAAACATGGAATCATCTCTATTTGGAACTCTCCTCCAAATTCGTCGATACGAGCAAACGTTCTGTCGGCGACCTTAAAGGACCGTACCGGGATACTAAAAACGTCTTCAAACGTTCTCTGGAGGAGATTACAGATGATGCCGTTGACACTGTGTTGGAACTGATTGGCCAGAAGTCCTTATACAAGGGTGAAGAGTGGCAGCACGCTTTGAAGGAGTTTAAGAAGTACAAGACCCTGTATACTGCCACGCCAGATGATCTCCGTGACAACTTTGCCTGGGAACAGTCTATGAAAGCCGGTATGACAGTGGGGCGAATCCGTAATCACAGCATGGGCACCCTTCTGACTAACATCAGCGAGGGAATGGCGCTGGATGAAGCTGTCCGTAAATACGAGGCTATCGTGGCCCCAACAAATTACAAGCGCCCGAAAGCTATTTATACGAAAAGGATGTTGGAGGATGCAAAGAAAACAATCTCTGACTTAGGATATTTGTCGTCCCTCGGAAGGCGGTTTGCCACTTTGGATGACATCACGGTAAACAATATCCTGTTTGCCAATAGAAATGCAACGCGGCGTATCAATGCTGCAAATGATATTTTCGGTGAGATGGAGCAGGAAATCTCAGTGGATCCGAGAAAGTTCTCTCGGGTACAGGAGATCTCGATTGAGGACTTCATTAAGAATGTCCTGCCGACTGCAACTTCTGTGGAGGCTTTGTTGGAAAACCGACACGCGTCAAATATGGTCTCGTTGATTGCTCCAGCCGAAAAGCAGAGCCCTTCAATGTTTAAGTGGAACAACGGCTTCAGCTGGGCCTACGCTGGTAATATCACCGACAGTAATATCCGGGAAAATGTGAAGATGGCCGGTGGCAAGGTAGATGGTGTCCTTCGTTTCTCTATCCAGTGGAACGATGAAGATTACTGCCCGAACGACTATGATGCTCACTGCAAACTTCCCACTGGAAATGAAATTTATTATGGTTGTAAGCGAGATGCATATAGTGGTTGCGCACTGGATGTCGATATCATCGACCCGAGACGGGGTATACCGGCAGTTGAGAATATCGTATGGCCGTCAAAAGAGCGCATTAGAAAAGGCACATATCTGATGTACGTTCACTGCTACACCAACAGGCGCGGAACAACTGGTTTTAAGGCGGAGATAGAGTTTGACGGAACAATCCACTCCTTTGAGTACAATAAGGCCCTTCGGCAGGATGAGATTGTCAAAGTTGCAGAGATTACCTATGATCCTGCAACCGGATTCTCTATCAGGCCACTGATCCCCGACACCGTGTCTGCCAGGGATATTTGGGGAGTCAAGAGTAACCAGTTTGTACCTGTCTCTGTAATCATGTTCTCCCCGAACTATTGGGATGAGCAGGATGGGATCGGGCACAGGCACTATTTCTTCATGCTCAAGGATTGCGTCAACCCGGAAAGGCCAAATGGGTTCTATAACGAATTCCTGAAGCCGGAACTTGAGCAGCATCGTCGAGTCTTTGAAGCTCTCGGAAGCAAGGCGGCGGTACAGGACGTGGAGAATCAGCTTTCTGGACTGGGCTTCTCTGCTACCAAGCGGAACAGCCTGTTGGTTAAGGTCAAAGGCGCCACCGAGCGCATTTTGAAAATTATATTTTAAGGAGGACATAACAATGGAGGCTAACAAAATGTTTGAGGTCGCGGTTCGTAACAAATTCCGCTTCCCCTTCAGAGGAGCTATTTCTGTGGAGGACCTGTGGGATCTGTCGGTTCAGCAGTTGGACGGCATCTTCAAAACACTCAAGTCCCAGGAAAAGAAGGCCACAGAAGAGAGCCTGTTGGACACCCAGACACCGGAAGACGAAATGCTGAAGACCAAAATCGAGATTATCCGGTACATCGTCTCGGTAAAGCTGGATGAGATTAAGGCGGCTCAGTACGCCAAGGATACTCGCGACAAACGCGAGAAGATAATGGCTGTTCTCGCCGACAAGCAGGATGAGGATCTTCGTAGCAAGACGTCGGAAGAGCTCCAGGCCATGTTGGAGCAGCTTAAATAAGAGAGTACGAATAATGGGGAGGGCCTCAGAATGCTGGGGCTCTCTTTCATTATATTTCAAGGAGAAAATGAGATGAACGAGCTCGTAAAAGTATTACTTGTCACCTGTCTGGTTTGTTCTGAATGGCAGATGGCAAAAGGATATCATCGTAAGCAAAGTTTGATAGATATTGTTTATTGAGGGATTTTAAGACTTATCCTTATTATCTCTCTTAAATGACCAATCGAAAGGAGAAAAAGATGCCTAATTGGGTTAAGAATATCGTTTGCATGAAGGGAATCGCTCAGGAACCGCTTTTCACGGAGGAGGGTGGCGTTAAGAAATTCGATTTTAATACGTTGATTCGTATGCCGCCATCACTCAATATTGAGAGTGGTTCCATGACTGATGAAAATATTATCTATTATCTTACCGAGCGGTGCACCATACCATTGGATAAGCTCTCAGAAGATAAAAAGGAACTTTTGAATAAGCTTGTCAGAAACATACTCGGCGGTGAGAAATGGCATGAGACAGTGTTTCTTAGAGTAATGTCTCATGCGTTCGATGAATCCGAGGAAAAAAAGACAAAACGATATACGGATGGCGGAGTATATGTCGCCAACTATCAGCGCTATGGTGCACCAACATGGTATAACTGGTGCTGTGAAAATTGGGGGACAAAATGGAACGCTTGTAGAACAAACACTGTGGACGATAACACCATCAGCTTCAACACAGCTTGGGGAACTCCCTTACCTGTCATTGCACGATTAGCGGAGACGTATCCAAATCGAAAGATTGAGCATTGGTGGGCAGATGAAGATGTTGGTCGCAACGATGGATATGCTAAATACATCGGCGGCATTCGGGAAGTTTGTATTCATTATGATGAATACTCAAAGGGTGCCTGTGCTACTTATATTCGCTGCTGGGGTGAGAGTAGGTGCTTATATAAAGATGAAGACGGAGAATGGCACAAACACGACTGTGATGATTGCCATGGTTGCGACTGATCTACTGTAAGTCCATGTAAAAACAAATTAAAATGAAGGAGGATCTATGGATATTTTAGTTGGAAAACGCAATCAGGGTAAAACGACGCATTTGATTGAAATGTCAGCGGCTGGGAAAGGAATTATTGTGACACCGAGTGAGCGGAGCGTCAAGTACATTATCAATCGGGCCAAGGAAATGAAGCTAGATATTCCCGAACCAATTAGTTGGGGTCGGTTAGTTTTGCCCGGTTATCATCGTGGTTACAGAGGCCCCTTCCTTCTCGATGAACTTGGCGGAATCCTAAGGGGGCTTGAAATCGAAACCGCAATTCTCGATGATGAATGTAATGTCGAGAATCTGTCTGGTGAACCGTTGCACTACGGTGATAGGCTGACTGAAAAGATCCGGGAGAGTGCAAAGGATTTCAACAAGCTTTCGGACTTTGACAAGTTTGTCCTAAATAACGGGTATCGGTATGAAACTCGGGAGGCGTTGCAAGCTGGATATGACCGTCACTGGAAAGCAACCCATGATATTTTGGTGACAATTGAGGAGTTTCTCGCAGAAGCTGAAAAGAAACCGAGTGATCCGGCCACTGGTGTATATGAAGTCCTTGTCAGCCTTGTTGAGGATAAGAAACTCCGTCCCAGAGAAGTTCTCAGTTATGCGCACTTCCGTTGGTGTCTCGACGCTCCGGAGGCGATTGTCGCTTGGCAAACGTTTTCAGATTATGTTCATGAGCATGGGTGAGCCGCTCCTCAACTGGAATGAGGTTGAACTGGCTATCAGAAAACTCCACGAAAATTTTCCAACTGCCGAATTGCTGCTTTCCACGATTGCTCCGTCCGGTCGAGAAGTTTGGGATAGTGTGATACAGCTCTCTACGGACATCAATAAGGTCGGCCTGCAATTCTCTATTCATAAGTCAACCGACCAGGATCGCAATCTACTTATCCCCTACGAAAATAAGCTGACATTGCGAGAAATCCGAGACATTGGGATTGTTTGGTGGCGGGAAACTGGTCGGCATCCTTATCTCAACTATTGCATCGATGGATCCAACAATATGTACGCCGACGTAGAACGGCTTACTACATTATTCTCACCAATTATATTTAACTTTACATTCAGCGTGGTCTGCTCCGCGAATGAAAGTATGAAGGAGGCTGGCTTCCGAGAGTTAGATACTGTGAGGGCTTTTGAAAGTAAGTTTGCAGAAAAAGGCTACAATACACGGGTGTTCAATCCAGATGGTCAGGACGACATTGGTGGCGGCTGCGGCCAGCTCTGGTATGTTCAGAAATGGATGAGGGAGAACGGACGAAAATGACTGATGAACAACTCCTGAATTTTTGCCAAGATCATAATGTAGAAATTAGTTTTAGCTTCGAGTCCACATCAAATAGTTATTTATTAAGAATGTGTAGATGGGGTAAAGATAACAAATCTGTAATTCAAAGCAACCATACTATTCATTATGAAGAATGTTCACGCTCAACATTTTGGCCGTTTATCATCAGAATGACTTTAACTGATATGCTCCATGAAATTGAGCACCAAGAGAGGAGAATAAGTAATGATCAAAATTGAAAACACTCAGGTCGTTGGCCTGGAAGCGGCAATCCGTGGGATGCGGAATCCGATGAACAGTTGGGAGAAGTCGGATAGCATATTTGCTAATTCTGGAGATGACGACGTACATTATTTGAATGGCGAACCCTGCATTTGCCATCCCAGTAACGAATACAGAGCATATATTGGCCCCAACGACCACGATCTCATGATGCGTTTGGCCAAGCAAGGGCCTGTTCACGGCAAGTTCCGCCGGATGATTGTGGTGTATGTTGACATCACCGCCCCGCTCTACTGGTGGAAACAGTTCGATACCTATCAGGTTGGTACTGTAAAAAACTCCTGCTCTACCATGCACAAGATTCACGCTAAGGAGTTTACATTGGAGGATTTTTCCAGCGAGTATCTAATTTGTTGGGGGGACGTTGAGAAGGAAGTTCTTGTTGCTATGAAAGGCGTCCTTGACGCTTTGAACTTCGCCCGCAATAAGTATCTTGAAACGAAGGACGAAAGATACTGGTACCAGATGATCCAACTCCTACCTAACAGCTACAACCAAAAACGGACGGTCATGCTGAACTACGAGGTCCTGGCTAATATCTATCAGTATCGCTGGAATCACAAGCTGGACGAATGGCGAGAGTTCTGCGTGTGGATAGACTCCCTACCCTACAGCGATATTATCGCTTGCAGTTCATATGGTGAAGACCGTGAATAAGCAGCTGAGAAAGCGGTATAACCTCTGGCTATTCAAGAAGTATGGTTTTAACCGGGGACCATTCTTCGAGCGAATTCCTACGATTTACAAGTTGATTCCGCTGTGGTCGCCATCTTTGTATCATCACTGCGAAGGAACACAAATTTGTGAGCGGGTTATTCAAGGTCTTGAAGAAGGAATTAAAAAATATGAGCGAGGTTAACTATCCGACTGATATTTTGGTAGTTGATGGTATGGGAGTATCAGTTGAAGAGACTATGGAAATTATTAAGGCACATAAGGAGGGTTATGGGCCTAATTCTTTCCATGACGTCCCTTTTGACATATACATCATTAAAAAATTGGAGGTACCTATCTATGAAATTCTTTGTTGAGAAAATTGAAAAGACCTACACTCGCTACGGCGCGGAATACACAGAAGTTGAACGCCGCCTCCGGCTTGATCGAATCATCATCTGCGGTGTAGCAGCCATCGTTGCTCTCGGACTGATATTTACCAGCTTCACTGTTGTTGGGGCGGGCCATACTGGCGTGGTGTCCACGTTTGGTCAGGTAAGCGAGGACGTTTTGCAAGAGGGGTTCCACTTCAAGGCGCCCTGGCAGAAAGTCACCAAGATGGACAACCGGATCGTCAAGCTGGAGGTATCCACTGAGGCTTTCAGCTCAGACCTGCAAACGGTCAACGTGAACTTGGCCGTCAACTATCGCGTTGACACGGCGAAGTCTTTTTCCATTGTCAAGAACGTGGGCACCAACTATGAGGATGTACTTATTACGCCAGCAGTCAACGAGGTTATGAAGTCGATTATGGCCAGCTATACTGCTGAGCAGAGCATTACCAACCGAAACATCATTTCTACAGCCTTGCTCGATGAATTGAACGATAAACTTTCAGACAGCGGAATTTATGTTTCAGATATTAACATCATTGACTTCGACTTTAGCGACGTATATGTGGCAGCTATCGAATCCAAGCAGGTTGCAGAACAAGAGAAACTTCGGGCAAAAATCGAACAGGAGCAGCTTACTATGGAAAAAGAGTCGGAGTCTGCCCGTCGGATAATCGACGCCGAAGCCGCTGCGGAGGTTGCCAAAATTGAGGCGGAAGCGGCGGCGTATGCTGGTGAGAAAGAGGCTGCCGCAAATGAAAAGATTGCGGAATCTCTGACACGGCCGCTCATCGAGTATTACAAAATCCAGCAGTGGGATGGTAAGCTCCCTTCGGTTACAGGAGCGGATACCATTATAACGATGGGTAACGAGAAATCGGACGAGAGCAAGGAGGAGTAATCAGTGGAAATTATAACTCCGGGAAATCTCGAACGATTACACAACCCGAAGATATTTACGTGTAAAAGATGTGGATGTGTTTTCAAAGCTACCGATAAGGAGTATGTCTATAGCGATTATATAGCCGCTACCCATGATGGCATATACGCTTCATGTACGTGTCCGTGCTGTGAAGACACTGTATATCTTTACTCATCAGACTTGGAATAATCCATTATACAGTCGACTTTACTTCGTGAAAATTACAGACGCTATTGTGAAAGAGCTGAGAGAAATCTTGGCTCTTTTATATTTTTATTAGGAAGGGGCAAGGTTAGTATGAACGAAACTGGCAAAGAAATCTTGTGTACCGGGTGCGCCCACAGAGAAGTATGCGAGCGAAAAAACGAATACCAGCACGCCGCGGTACTTGCAAACGACATCATCGAAGAATTGATGGATAGAGTACGTTTACAGTTGCGCACTATTCCTTGGGTTCATGTACGGTCACCTGAAGTAAATTGCGATTATTTCATGAGGCGGCGCAAAATGGCGACGGTATGGGACAACGGAGGTACCAATGAGTAAAGAATACGATGAATACCTACAAGAGCATCGATCAAACCTCTGCTTTGGTCTGGAATGGCTTAAGCAGAATCTTCCTGAGGTGCTTGAAGGAGCGTACAATATTGACTGGCTCGTTCAGAACGCCCATGACCATTCTAAGTACGGGTCGGAAGAATACAACGCCTACGATACATATTTCTACACAAACATCAAATCGTATCGCGTCCAGCAGGATTTTCAGCTAGCCTGGCTCCATCACATCCATCATAACCCTCACCATTGGCAGCACTGGGTGCTTATCAACGACGATCCAGCAGAAGGAACTGTCTGCCTTGAGATGCCGCGATGCTATATCATTGAAATGATTTGCGACTGGTGGTCTTTCAGTTGGGCTAAGAATGATTTGACGGAGATATTTCGTTGGTATGACGAGCATCGGGAACACATACTGCTGCATAAGAACACTCGAGAGATGGTCGAGGATATTCTTGGCAAAATGGCGGAAAAACTTGACTATACGGGCGAGTTGTGTCATCATGGTGTAAAAGGGCAGAAGTGGGGTGTACGCAATGGGCCGCCGTATCCTTTAGGCGAAGGTGATAAGTCGGCGGAGGAGAGAAAAGCTGATGGTAATAGAACTAACATCGTCAAACAGGCGATTCAGTCGGGAAAAGTTTCGACTAAAATTAACCGTGAAAAGCAAAAAAGACATACACAAGATGACCACACGCCAGGAAAAAGCTATATTCATGGAGATTTAATAGAGGCGCAACACCTTGTGGATACACTCAGTGGTACAGGGAAAGCACTTGAAGGGCGAGACGGAGCTTGGAACCATCGCGAAAGAGTTTCACATAGCGACATAATCGGTACGCATGTAGACGAAAAGGGTGTCGAAACTCCATCTAAAAATGCGATAATCGTTTATTCCAAGACTGGAAGTCACATTTATCCAGCAAAGAAGAAAGGAGACTAAATATGGAACTTACACAGGCGTTGGAAGGAAAACGTGTTCGAATCGTGGACATCGACGACAAGGTGTTCGAGGGAACTGTAACTGACTATTTCTTTCCTGAAGACAACGAGCCAGAAGGTGTCTCTGGGATAGCATTAGAAGACTGCCCACAGCGTCCGGGAGTGTGGCTTGGCTTTAATGAGCCCGAAATCAAGTCTATCGAGGTTATAGCATAGGGGATTTGAATTATACTCAGCAGCCGGTAGACGAGTTGAGCGGAACGGGACAAGCAAAAAAAAGATAGATACGGTAACAACTGGGTCAATAAAGAGGCCGTTATGAAACCGATTCTGCTATGATTGTCTACTCAAAGACGGGTACCCACATTTACCCGAGAAAGGACGATAAAAATGATTGAACTCAGAACACTCGAGGGCGAAAGAGTCTGTTTAGTTAGCACTAGCGGAGAGATATATGAGGGTAAGGTTGGGGATTACATTTTTCCCGAGAGGTGATTTCCTGATATGGATGAGAGCTATCAAGAGGTTCGCTATGATCTATACTGTAAGAACTGTAAACACTTTCGCTTACATGAGTATGAAGAGCCTTGCAACGAATGCCTAGAGTGTCCAGCGAGGCTTGACTCAAACATTCCAGAACGATTTGAAAAGAAGTAAACAGGTGACGAAGGAAAAAGAGCTTAGAGAAATCTAGGCTCTTTCTTCATTTTTTATAGGAGATGAAAAAACACATGATAAAGCAAATCACATATCAAGACGGCCTTTCCTCTTTTTGGGTGGAGCGAGCTGAAGATGGATATTTGGCTTATCTGTCATTCAAGCACTATTTACGTGGAATAACGTCGCCAATGCTCATGGCTCACTTGGGTCAAAACGGGCTAAGGGCGGCGTATTTTTCTGTGTAATCATTACGGGTGCTTTTGGAACGAAGCCTATTGGTCATATCTTAAAACTATAAAAACAAGGAGTAACTAACGATGAAAACTTTGAAAAACAAAATTGCAGTGGCACTTTCCGCGCTCTTTCTGATGGGGGTCCTGGCTGGGTGCAACAAGACGTTTATAGACACAACATATGCGTTCGACTATGCCTATGTGGAACTTCCCAATGGCACGGTAGTCGAAGGTAAAGTTCAGTCATGGAAAGACTTTGATGACGGAGATCAGATTCAAGTGACCATAGACGGAAAAACATATCTTACAAACAGCACACGGGTCGTACTTGTAACGAGGTGATATAAGGATGAAGGTTAACGTTTTAGGAACTGATTACACGATTGTTTTGGTTAGCGACGCCGAAGACAAACGGCTATCCAACATTGATGGGTTTTGTGACGAGTCCACGAGCGAAATTCGTGTAGATAATTACGAATCTCATCGGGGCGACCCGCACAACAAAGCAAACTTGGATAAGCAAATCAAAAAGAACATCCGGCATGAATTGATTCACGCGTTTCTGTTTGAGAGCGGTCTTGCCGAGAACAGCCCCTGGGCACAAAACGAAGAATTGGTCGACTGGATTGCGATACAGGGGCCAAAGCTGTGGAAAGCATGGCAGGAGGCGGATGCTGTATGATTATGTCCGGTCTAGAAATTCACCAACACATCGGCAAAGAGATTGTTATCAATCCATTCGATGAATCCAGGCTCAATCCGAACAGCTACAACCTACGGTTGGCTGACGAGCTGCTGGTATACAACAATAAAGTCCTGTTTATGGATGAGGATAACCCCGTAACACACATTGCGATTCCTAGAACCGGCTTACTTCTGGAGCCGGGAAAACTATATCTTGGGCGGACCTTGGAGTACACAAAAACCGAAGGGTTTGTACCAATGCTTGAGGGACGCTCTTCTGTTGGTAGACTCGGGTTGTTCATCCATGTGACAGCAGGTTTCGGGGATGTCGGTTTTGCTGGCTACTGGACGCTGGAAATGCACTGTGTTCAGCCAGTGATGGTATTTCCGGGGGTGGAAATATGCCAGATTTACTACCATACACTGCAAGGAGATTATAAGCCTTATCAGTCCGGCAAATATCAAAACAATAATGGTGTGCAGCCAAGTATGCTATGGAAAGACTTTCTTGCTAAATAAAGCGCGATTTAGTGATGGTTCCTTTGGGGTTTCTATGCACGATTGCCAACGTATTGTATGCGCTCACATCATGGAGTGTGTTTGCGAGATTGGCGGTTACGTTGGCGAAGCTTGATCTAAAGGTCTATTTGCTAATACGATATATTGCAGCAACATGGCTAACTGAAAAAGAACTTTCCGAGATAGAGTCTGAACTAGATATATTTCATAAAGACAGTTAATCTCATTAGAGAAGAGTTGCGGCAGCAGCTTTTCTCTTTTTTGTTGAAAGGAGACAGCGATGATTGGGTACTACACGGACTACGGCTACATGGGATATGTTGGCGGTGAGTGGATGCTTTTTGCTACCGAGGATGAATACTACGAATATCTTAAGGAGGATGCGGCGTGAATACCAAAGTACAGGCTCACAAGGAAATCTGTGAGTATTTGAACAACTTGTACGAACGCAAGAACCATGACTATGGTGACAGCTTTCATCAGACCTTTGTTGAGGAAGGGATGGCAATGGTCCGAATCCGGCTGGGGGACAAGCTTTCTCGGTTTAAGACTTTGACTCTTAATGGCAGCCAACAGGTGCAGGATGAGTCGGTACGCGACACTTTGCTCGACCTGGCTAACTATGCCATCATGACTGTGATGGAGATGGAGATGGATTTAGTCGACATGAATGAATCGAAAACCGATGAAGAATCTGACATCACAATTCGTGATCCCTTGAGCATGGTTCAAGCGAATGACGAACATTCAGTAGTTTCGACTCCTTATTGTTTTGGTTATCACATGGCCGCAAAAGAGTTTCTCGAAGAGGTCAATGACCATATTGCGAAATATGGTTTAATCAGTGTAGCTGATGTAAGGCGTATGCGAAATGAACCTGCAAAAGCGGAAGATACATATCTCGGCTGGATATCAAAAATCTCTGTTAAAAATATAACTCAAGGGTTTTCCAAAAAGAGAGGTGGTAGCTATTATTGGGTTAAGTTTCCGACCCCAGTAAAATTAGATGGCGTAAAATAACGCCAAAATCAAACCGAATCGGAGGGATATAGTCATGGATATTCCGAGATATATCCATTATGGAGCGACAGAATTCATACCCACGAAAGGATTCCCAATCAAAAATCTAGAGCATTTCATGAAACCAAAAGGTGGATTATGGGCCTCACGGAAAAACGCTTCATTTGGTTGGAAAGACTGGTGTGAACAGGAAGATTTCCGGCATTGTGACATGGAAAATTCGTTTGAGTTTACATTTACTAACCAGGCAAAAATAGTTACGATTAGCACAGTTCAACAGCTGCACAATCTTCCCCAAATGGAGGATGGTGGACTTTCATGGTGTTATAGCATTGACTTTGAGAAATGCTTACACTTGGGGATTGATGCGATAGAGCTTTGCTGGTATGGGAACGAATACCGCGATGTAGCATTTGGCGATTTGTATACCGAATTATATGGATGGGATTGTGATTCTATAGTTGTACTAAATCCAGATGCAATCAAGCAGATAGATAATCAAAAAGAAAGAGAGGCATCTTCATGTATATTATCAAGGATCTAACAAAATCTGTTCGACCTACATATCATATACGCGATGCTAAGGATGCTAAAGACATCGTAATCGGTATTACCGGGAACGACTTGTATGGCTGTGAGGCATTGAACATAGCAGTCAACATGCATTTTGGTGATCGGTTTTTAAGATCTAATCTCTATTCAATTCGGTGTGTCGAGGAACATTGATGAATGTTAAGCTATAATTTAGTATTCAATAAACTCATAGCACTCGTACTGATTGGTGCGGGGGCTTTTGCTGTTTGGATGGAGGGCGATGGTACATTCCTGATGTTTGCGCTGTTAATCGGCGTGCCTATATTCTTCGCAAAAGAAAACTGGACAACGATTGAAGTGAGAGAAATTGATGAAGAACTATCCACCACTTCCATTACCACCGAAACCACCAATAGAGTTGTGTAATTCTTGGAGTAATTGGGTTCTTGGTATCATGTCACCATCTAAGCACTTTTACGGGTCTATTCAGCCGGCAGAATCGATCCTTTGCTAGTCGCTTGTTTTTTGAGCAGGAATGGAGATACCATCAGAACATGCTGCTCTGTAAAATTGAGGCCAGACTGATGAACAGCTATGAATGGAAGTGCTACTACCGAAACGAGAGAAGGAAAAAGAGGTTAGCGTGATGGATCAATATGAATACAGAAAAAAGCAATTAGAACGCCAGAGGCAACTCCTGAATGATATGGTAAAGGGAGTCGATTGTGACCCTGATATCTGGAATCTGAAATACATGCTTACTGAAATAGCGCCTGGTTCTCGTGCATGGAGATCCGGATATATTCGTTCGCTTAGGAGAGCAATTAGAGCGCTTGAGCGGGAAAATAAAGAAAAGGAGCGAACTGGATGAAAGCAGCATATCGACCCCGGTTAAGTGCCGGAGAACGTAAAGCTATGGATATGGAAATCAAGCGCCAGTGTGCCGAGTACGATAAGAGGAATGCTGCTGAGATTGATGCTATGGTGCTGTGGATACTCCATCAGGAGTTTGGCTTTGGACCAGAAAGACTGCGTAGATTCCACGAGCGTTTCTTTGCTGGCATGGATGCTTTGGTAAAGAGGTACGAGATGGAGGACGAGGCTTGGATCTGCACGCAGAAGCTTAGAGAGTATGGGGTGGATGTGGAGAGTTGGGCGGATAATATGAACCACTCATAACTCTGGCTCGATAAAAGTATAATCAGGCAAGGTTTTATCGCTTTCAAACTCAACACCGTAGTATTTATAGGCAACCCGGGATACAGGCGAGTTTGAAAAAACATCCACATATGCGCCACTGTATACATATGCTGAGTTGCCTTCCCAAAACGTGGGACCTTTATATGTTGTAACCGACTTGTAGTGCGTATTCCTCCTCTTAGTATACCAATTCTCCTTTAGGTACTCCTGCCTCTCGTTACTGTCAAGATTTGGAAAATCCTCATCCTCCCCCTTCACCAACACTACCACCCGGTTCATCTTTGCCTCGTCAAGGCCCAGCTGTTCCGCTAGGCAGAACAGACGGTAGGCCTTTTCAAAGTGGAGCTCATCCTTATCGCTCAGACCATATCCGTTGGCGTATATTACCCCCAGATTGTTACAGGCCTGAGCCTGATAGTCGCTCTCGATTACGCTGGCAATCTTGTACCAGTATATAGCATCGGTATATTCTCCGGTCTCATAATAGTGCTGGGCGAGAAACATCTGAGACTTAACGTCACCAGCGTTTGCCTTAACCACATAGTCGGTGTTCCATGGAAAAAATTGGGGGTACACATCAGACACAAAGGCCAGCATTCCCACAAAAATGCTGAGAGAGCTGACAATCCCTGCAACCAAATTCACCCTCTCAAGCCACGGTTTCTTCGTCTTCTGTACAGATCCCCCACACTTTATGTATAAAATTGGCCGAATTCTCCTCTTCATAATAGTTTACCTCTACTCTATGATAATACTTACTATAAAGATTATAGCAAACCCAGATGGTTTGTCAATATCTTTTTCGTTACGAAAAAATTCTGTGCGGTCAAGTTGTAAAGAACTATGGAAAGACACTTATTTGACAAAAATGTGACGGACAAAGAGTCTATTATTATGCAGGTAACTGCGGACAACCAAATTTGAGGAGGTAACAGATGGAACGACTAACTAAACCTGATAGCGACTATTGTCATGACAGATGCGGCAGTGTAAATGGTTGCACAAGGCTTACGGGCGACAAAAAGCGCTGCCGTGACTACGACTTGTACGAAAGGTTGAAGATTTATGAGAATGTTTGGCCCGCCATAGTCCTATTAGAGATAGAAAGCTCATTGCTACAAGGCAACGGAGCTGAGACGCTAATCAACGATCTACTGAATCGGCATCTATATCAGGAGGTATCAAAAAGTAATGAATAACACTAAAAGGGACAAGACGGTAATCGGAACTGGTACCGGTTTTGAACGAATTCGGCGCATAACCGGTTATCTGGTCGGCACTATTGACCGCTGGAACAACTCCAAAAGAGCTGAGGAACGCGACCGTGTCAAGCATGAGATGGGAGGCAAACAATGAACAAGACTGATAATCTGATGATTACTGCGGGGGTCGTCTCGGCCATGGCCGGCAGCGAATATTCTACACCGATGCTTAAGATGAGGTCGAATCGGCGGTCGATGGGGCAGCAAGTGCGCTGTCACATATGTGGTAAGGCGCGTGTGACACTATGTAAAGATGACTCCAACCCCGGCAAGTACATATGTAAGGCGTGCAAAGACTCGCTCATGCAAGCTATACCAAAGGCTGTTCTGAAGGAAGCATGTAACAAGATCAAAGAAGAATTGTACAATGAGTTATAACATATAGACTGCTTATTCGTTAAGAAAGGACATTGCATTTTATGACGGAAAGAGATCAGCGAAAGAATGCGGAGGGCTATGCAGATCCTACAGCGTACGAGGCCATTCGAAATGTCGATAAAGATGACGAACGCTTTCATCGACTGCTGCACACAATCTTTTATATTTGTGAGTTGGCTGGCTTTCAGATCGAAGGTCGGGTCGTGCTCGTAGACAAGAGAAACGGAAGGGTATGGAGGTAGTAAATATATGGCTTTATCAAAACTGGCGCCTAAGTGCCGAGCCTGCCCTAAGGTGCTCACATGCGACCATAAAGAGATGGAAATGCATGGATTCCTGCCGATTCCCGAAGGTGGGTTTAATAATCCGGATGTTGATATTGTTGCGGGAGTTGACATCGACGGATTATACCCGACTTTACCGGACGAACTCAAGCAGACCCTGACGAGAATCATGGAGGAGCGTAGTTGCAGCTGATAAAAAGGAGGATGAAGATGGTCTACTCGGACGAACAGGTAGCGAGACTAGAAAGCATTGTGGATGCTCTATGCGGTAAAGGACTTTTCAAATTTGCAGAACAAATCAGCCTTATAATGGAGGCAGTTGGCGAGTTTATGCAGTCCGTGAAAACAGTTACTGACTTTATAGCGGAAATGACAGCTCAATATATTCCACCAGAACCAGTCGACTTATTGTCGTTGGAGGAGGCATTTCAAAAGTTTGAAAAAGAGGCTAGCACCGTTTTAGACCGTAGCTTGTCTCCCCGTGAATACGGAGAACGGTTGAGCTGGGGTTCTCGCGACCATCGGTACAAGTCTAGAAACTATCCTTACATACCGCTGTTCAAAAGGAATCTTCCATATCAAAAAAGAGCCGGGTAAAAGTATTATGGAGGGCAAAAATCGCTTGCCCTCTTCCGTCTTCAGAAAAAAATTCGGCTATTCTAGGTTAAAAACCCGGTGGATTTGGTTCTATTTTAGAATTAAATAATTGTACCACTAGGTAGTGAAAAACTGGCCAAAACCTGTCCAGAGGCCCAATTTTCTGTCCAAATACTTGAAATTCCAAAGTGGTGTAAAGGTGTTTGCTTTACAAAAACTGCTGATTTTGGCCCAATTTTTGGACAGATGTACCACCTTTGTACCACTTTTTTTAACAAACTGGTACAACAAAAACCCAGTAATAATGCGGCTTTGCGGGCTCTTTGTACCAGTTTCCCACTTTTTTCTCTTAATTTAATGCGAAGAAAAAATTAATAATTATAAGTAAATATGGTCAAAAAAACTGGCCAACTGGCCAAAGGGCCATTAAGGAGGTGATTTTGCAGTGAAAACCACGTGGCAAGATATTTTCAACGCGTTCAAACAAAAATACCCACGATTATCTTTGACAGCCGTTTCGTATCGCCCCTGTGATTTCATGACAATCGAGGTATTTTTAAGTGATGGTCAGCGTGTTCTCTATAGCGGATTTGGAGGGCAGGCAAAAGTGATATCGTGAAAGTGTATTTAGGTATTCCATTTTGTGAAAGGATGTGGTATACTGTACGTGCGAGACAATTCAATAAATCTTCTAGGCTTTATGGGACTAATACTCTGGCAAAGAGTGTTTTTCCTCTTATCTCGTATACCCTAAAGCCTAGGGAATGGGAATTGTCTCGCAAACAATGAGGGATACACGTTTGCGGGTGCGTCTCTTCATCGGGGCGCACTTTTATATTCTCGCTCAAATCGGAGGAATACTCATGCCAGAGCAATACGAGTTTTCAGAGATGATAAACACGAATAATTTCTCAATAATGGAATACGAGGCGCCAATTGACCTTGCGACAAACTCCCAATTTAATAAACTGGCACTTAATCCACAGCAGAAAATTCAAGTTGGCGCTTTACTTCAACATACTCCTGCTGTAGCTGCCGCTAAAGCTATGAGTGACGTATACGTCCTTACCGTTCCGAAGGGACTGCCATATACCTTAATGGAACTTAAGCGTGGCGGTTATGCGGGAATATTTGTTGGCCAGGATAGTAAGATTGTTGGAATACCCGCTCTCCAAAAAATGACAGCTCCTGTTGCGGCTGTCGGCGCTTTTACCGCTATGGCGGCTGTGTCGGGGCAATATTTCCTATCGCAAATCAATGACGAGATGAAAATGATGCGTCAGAGCGTTGATGAAATTCTGAACTTTTTGAATGACGATAAACAATCCGAGCTGTTGGCAGAGGTGAGTTTTGTTAAATATGCATTCCAAAACTACAGCTCAATTATGCAGTGTGACACGCAGCGGATTGCCACTATTATAGGGCTACAAGCTGCAAAAAAAGTCGCCACAAAAAATGTCGAATTCTATACAAGAGGGCTTGATAGTGCTCTGTCTAATAAGACAGATGTATTCGAATCCATTGATGCTGCCGAAAAGGCTAAAGATAGTCTTGATCTATCTATCCAGCTATCCACTATGAGTTCTTTGCTCGAAGTATACTATTCACAGAATTTTGACCCTACCTATTTGAAATGGGTCGAGTCTTCAGAAATAAAGTATATAACCGACCACTCCAAAAAAGTCAATGATATTTTTAACCGGCTGACTGGTAGGCTTGATGGTGTGGGAAAGGGAATCTTTTCCAAAGCGGTTAAAGATGACCGAAGGTCTGCTTATCAGGAAAAGCTCTCAGCATTGTTCGAGTCTCTTAGCGCGGATGATGAGCCGCAACTTTGTAAATCTTTAAGATCGGCACTAGGGGTTATTACCTCTGAAACAAAGCTTTACCTGACCAAAAACGGGGATGCGTACTTAAAAGCTATATAGAGTCTATGACAAGATGAAGCAGGGATGTTTTACAGCACCCCTGCTTTTCTTTTTGCTCTTTTTTAGCTACGCGAAAAACGCACACCCTTTTATGAAGAGAGAAGAAAATAAGGCCCGAAATACCTTTTGGGCTTTCTCTTTTGAACTTTTTGTGGGAGGTGGGATTTTACATGCTTGAGAGCCAATTTCAACATGATCTCATCGAAGATCTGGAAACAATGCTTCCAGACTGTATTATTCTGAAAAATGATCCTAATTATATCCAAGGTATTCCCGACCTTCTGGTGCTCTATCGGAATAAGTGGGCTGCTTTGGAGTGTAAGAAAAGCGCAACCGCTAAACAGCAACCGAACCAGGAGTATTATGTTGGGTGTATGAATGCGATGTCTTTTTCTAGGTTCATATATCCTGAAAATAAGGAGGAAGTTTTACATGAACTTCTACAGGCATTCCGATCTTGAAGGGCAGCACGCCTTTCTTGGAGCAAGCAAATTTCATTGGATACGTTATGATGAAACAAAACTTGCGGATAGCTATACCAAGTTTCTTGCTATACAAAAGGGTACAGAACTCCACTCCTTCGCAGCTCAGTGTATCCGTTTGGGGCAAAAGCTCCCTAAATCCAAGAAAACACTGAATATGTATGTTAACGACGCTATTGGCTTTAAGATGACGCCCGAGCAGCCTTTGTTCTACTCAGAAAACTGTTTTGGCACGGCGGACGCGATCTCATTTCGAAAGAACCACCTCCAGATACACGATCTGAAGACAGGCGTAATACCCGCCCATATGGAGCAGCTGCTAATTTATGCTGCTCTTTTTTGTTTGGAGTATCAGATGAAAGCCTCTGGTATTACGATTGAACTTCGTATCTACCAGGCAAATGATATTTTAGTTTGCGTACCTACGTCAGAAGACGTAGCCCAGGTTATCGACAAGATTGTAACCTTCGACAAGGTGATTAACAAAATTAAACTTCAGGAGGGTTAATCTTATGGGGGCAATTTTGAACGAGATAGAAGATGTGCTGATGCACTATGGTATGCCGAGGCGTTCTGGACGGTATCCCTGGGGGTCAGGGGAAAATCCCTATCAGCATAGCGGCGACTTTCTCAGCCGTGTGTATGAGCTTAGAAAGCAAAACTTTACTTACACAGATGAGGATGGTAAGCTGTGGACTGGTGATACCGCTATCGCGAAGTCTATGGGCCTTACCAGCAGTCAGCTCAGAACTCAGATGAGTCTAGCAAAGGATGAGCGAAGATCACTACAAGTAGCCACGGCCAAGGGGCTGCGCGAGAAAGGGTACAGCCTTAATGAAATTGCCGAAAAGATGGGTTTCGCAAATGATTCATCTGTGCGCTCCCTACTCAACGAGAATGCTGAGGCTCGTATGAACAAGGCGAGAAATGTTGCCGATATTCTGCGGAATGAACTGGAAACAAAGAAAATGATCGACGTTGGCGCCGGTGTTGAGCGTGAACTCGGGGTCTCTCGGGAAAAACTCGAAGAGGCCCTCTATATTTTGCAGATGGAAGGTTATCCCGTCTACGGTGGTGGCGTTGCGCAGGCTACCAACAAAGGCAAGCAAACCAACCTGAAAGTTCTATGCCAACCGGGTACGGAACACAAAGAGATGTACGAATACGGTGAGATACAGTCGCTTATCGACTATACTTCCGATGATGGCGGCGAAACGTTTCGCAAGGCGTTTCAGTACCCTGAAAGTATGGATTCTGGCCGGCTACAAATTCGTTATGCGGAAGATGGCGGTGTCAACAAAGACGGCGTGATTGAACTTCGCCGAGGCGTTTCTGACTTGTCGCTAGGCGAATCCAACTATGCTCAGGTTCGAATTCTTGTCGACGGAAACCGGTATATCAAAGGTATGGCGGTTTATGGAGATGATGCTGACTTCCCTCCAGGGGTCGATGTAATCTTTAACACAAACAAGAAAAGCGGCGTTCCAAAGATGGATGTACTAAAACCCATCAGCGCTGACCCCGACAATCCCTTTGGGTCCCTTATTAAAGAGCATGGCGGGCAAAGCACCTACATCGACAAAGATGGTAAAGAAAGGCTGTCTCTTATCAATAAGCGCGCTGAAGAAGGCGATTGGGGGGATTGGAGCGACAATCTTCCCTCCCAGTTCTTATCAAAGCAAAGTATGCCGCTTATCAAGAAACAGCTTAATCTGGCTGCCGCTGATAGAGAGGCTGAATTCAACGAAATCTGTGCTCTTACCAATCCAACCGTTAAGAAACGGCTGTTACAATCGTTCGCTGATGATTGCGATGCAGCGGCTGTGCATCTGAAAGCAGCGGCATTGCCAAGACAAAAGTATCAGGTAATTCTACCATTGACTTCCGTCAAGGACGCAGAAGTATATGCTCCTAATTACCATGATGGCGAGACTGTGGCTCTTATTCGGTACCCCCATGGGGGTACTTTCGAGATACCTATCCTTAAGGTAAATAACAAGCTTCCTGAAGGGCAGAGAGTGCTTGGAAAGACCCCAGCTGACGCTATCGGAATAAATAAAAAGGTTGCTGATCGGTTATCAGGCGCTGACTTTGATGGGGACACGGTTATGGTAATTCCCTGTAATTCCTCCCGGTCTAATGTGAAGATTACCTCGACTCCTCCTTTGAGGGGGCTTGAGGGATTTGACCCCAAAGATAAGTACCAGTATGACACAAAGACCATGGACTCTGCCGGTAATGTTCACTATTACCGTAATGGGGTCGAATTCAAAGCGATGCGGAATACCCAGACAGAGATGGGTAAGATTTCCAACTTGATTACGGATATGACGTTGAAAGGAGCCTGTCAGGATGAAATAGCCCGTGCCGTCCGGCACAGTATGGTTGTCATCGATGCTGAAAAACATGGCTTGGACTATAAGCGCAGCGCCCAGGAAAATGGTATATCCGCCCTTAAAAAGAGCTACCAGTACCGAGTTGATGAAGACGGTACTGTTCATGACGGAGCGTCAACCCTTATTTCCAGGGCCAGCTCTGAGAAGTCGGTACCCAAGCGGCGTGGCAGTCCACAGATAGACCCTGATACTGGCGAGCAGAGCTGGAAACTTGCTAGAGATAGTGATCGTTTCTACACTGTGGAAAAAGTTAACAAGCGAACCGGCGAAGTAAAAACCGTGCAAAAAGAGCGAACTCAGCAGAGCACACAAATGGCCGAGACTCGTGACGCTAGGCGTCTGTCCTCCGGTACAAAACAGGAAGAAGCCTACGCTGATTATGCTAATCGGATGAAAGCACTTGGCAATAAAGCGAGAAAAGAGATGGTTTCGACTGGCCGCATAAAGTATGATGCCTCAGCTAAAGCGGTCTACAAGAAAGAAGTCGATTCTCTTAATGCAAAGCTGAATGTATCCTTGAAGAATGCTCCACGCGAACGCCAGGCTCAGACAATGGCCAACGCTACCATGAAGGCTAAAAAGCAAGAGTATCCAGACATGACTAAGGCTGAAGAGAAAAAAGCGAGTCAGCAAGCTCTTACTGCATCGCGCTTAAAAGTTGGTGCACAGCGCAGCCCGATTAAAATTACTGATCGTGAATGGGAAGCGATTCAAGCAGGCGCAATCACTGAGAATCAACTGTCAAAAATTCTTAACAATGCGGACATTGACGACATCCGGAAAAGAGCAACGCCTCGGGCAACGACACAGCTCAGCCAGTCTAAAATCAGTTTGATCTCCTCTCTCAAGGCGTCTGGCTACACTACGTCGCAAATCGCTGCTCGTCTCGGCATATCGTCTTCTACTGTAACAAAGTATCTCAATGGAAAGGGGTGAGCTTGGTGATTGAAAGAAGATGCGCTCTGACCACCTTTGACAACCCGTACGATCCGTTCGACGAGTTCACTCAGTGGTGGCTCTATGACGAGATGCGTGGTTACCATTCTTGCGCGTATCTTGCTCGTATCGCCAGAACCTCCGATCAGTTCACCGATGAGGAGAATGATAGAGAGGTAGAGAGAGCCATCGACGAAATTATCGATCTTGATTTCATGGCGATATACAAGAAAGTGGTTCAAGAAACAGTTG